TCAGTCGTGCAGGTGTTCGGCGGCGTGCAGGGTATTTTCCAGCAGGCAGGCGCGGGTCATCGGCCCGACGCCGCCCGGCACCGGGGTGATCCAGCTGGCGCGTTGCGCTGCCACTTCGTATTCCACGTCGCCGACCAGTCGGCCGTCGGCCTGGCGGTTGATGCCGACGTCGATGACGATGGCGCCTTCCTTGATCCACTCGCCCTTGACCAGTCCCGGCTTGCCGGCAGCGACCACCACCAGGTCGGCGCGCGACACATGGTCGGCCAGGTCGCGGGTGAAGCGGTGGGTCACGGTGACGGTGCAGCCACCCAGCAGCAACTCCAGAGCCATGGGTCGGCCGACGATGTTCGAGGCGCCGACCACGACCGCATCCATGCCGTACAGGTCGGCGCCGGTGCTGGCGAGCAGGGTCATGATGCCTTTCGGGGTGCAGGGGCGCAGGAGGGGCATGCGCTGGGCCAGGCGGCCGATGTTGTAGGGATGGAAACCGTCCACGTCCTTGTCCGGGTGGATACGCTCCAGCAGCAGGGAGGCGTCCAGGTGGGCGGGCAGGGGTAGCTGGACCAGGATGCCGTCGATGGCGGTGTCGTCGTTCAGGCGGTCGATCAGGGCCAGCAGGTCGTCCTGGCTGGTTTCGGCGGGAAGATCGTAGGCCTGGGAGAGAAAGCCGACTTCCTCGCAGTCCTTGCGCTTGTGCGCCACATAGACCTGAGAGGCCGGATCGGTGCCGACCAGGATCACCGCCAGGCCGGGAACGCGCAGGCCTTGCTGGCGGCGCTCGGTCACGCGTTGGGCTATCTGCTGGCGAAGGTTGGCGGCGATCGCTTTGCCGTCGATCAGTTGTGCGGTCATGTCGGAAGGGTAACCATCGAATCGGGTGGAAAAAGGACGCGCATTTTCGCATGGACGCCGCCCGGGGCAAAGGAGGCGACCCGTGGATTTGCCGTAACTCCTTTATATAGCTGAATTTTTTTAAAAAACCCGTTGACGGCCTTTCGCCCCCTGTATAACATGCGCCCCGCTTGCCGAGCACAGCCGGACGCAGGGTAAGAGGTAAAGCAAGTCGGTTGCTGACTTTGTGATTGCCAGAGCTTAAAGTTTGCGCTCAGCATTGAATGCAGATGAATAAAGCGCCCGTAGCTCAGCTGGATAGAGCATCCGCCTTCTAAGCGGATGGTCGCAGGTTCGAGTCCTGCCGGGTGCGCCATTCGGCGAATCGGCAAGAAGCAGGCGATGTTTTACCGCAAGTCGTAATATGGTGGGCGTAGCTCAGTTGGTAGAGCACAGGATTGTGGCTCCTGGTGTCGTGGGTTCGATTCCCATCGTCCACCCCATATTCCGAAGCGCCAGGCCCCGGGGCCTGGCGTTTTCATTTCCAAGCAGTGTCCCGCGGACGTGGTGGAATTGGTAGACACACTGGATTTAGGTTCCAGCGCCGCAAGGCGTGAGAGTTCGAGTCTCTCCGTCCGCACCACCTTCTAAATCAAGTGTTTATGAGCTTCAGCGGCCCTCCATGTAGATGCGCTGGATTATCAGCGTGAACAGAACGTGAAATGCGGCCTTCACGGACTTGATCAAGAACCCCAACAGCATCCCTTACTCTGGCCGGAGCAAGGTGGGCATATCGTTCAGTCATCGCGACTGTCGAGTGTCCGAGCAGATCCCGAACATCCGCCAACGGAACGCCGGCGCTTACCAGCCATGCCGCGCAGGTGTGGCGCAGGTCGTGAATCGTAAAGTCCACAATCTTCGCTGCCTGGCAGGCCTGCTTGAAGCCGGCTGATAGCGAAACCACTCGATCTCCGTTGGCTCTGGCAAAAACCCAGGGGCATTCCGGACTGGTCTCGGATCTGAATGCCATTCGTCGCTTTAACGCTGCCATCGCACCTTCGTTGATCGGTATGCTCCGGCGCTTGCCTGCCTTCGTGTGGGATGCCTCCAAGTAGATCAGTCGATTGGCGAAATCCACTCTGCGCCACTCCAGGCCAAGCATTTCCTCCCGCCGGCATCCGGTGTTTACCGCTAGGCGGATGAAATCCTCGAGCATCGTGCCAAACTTCTGGACGCGCGCGGCGCGGCACAGGGCCTCGACCTCCGCCCTGGTCAGCCAACGATCACGTCCCTCGGCCTCGCGCATCTTCCGCCCCTTCACCGGGTTAGGAAGGGCCCACTCCAGTTCTGTGTTGCAGTGGTTTATCGCCGCGGACAGTGCGGCGAGTTCTCGGTTGATGGTTGCCGGGGATGCGCCGGCATCCAACCGATGCGCTCCGTATCCCCGGATGTCCTGGCCCCTAGATCGTTGACCACGCGTCCGGCAAAATACTCGCGCAGCGGCTTTATGCGGTGCACGGTCGTTTCGTAGCTGCGCTGATGCTGGCGAGCGTGCTGCAGGTACGGAATGATCACCTCCTCAAAGGTCCTGGGCGGATTCACGCCCATTTCCTTTTCCTTCCACGCTTTCGCGCGCTCCTGTTGCTCTAGTGCTTTCGCCGCCGAGTAGTCGGCAGTTCCAGAAGAGCGTCTAACAAGCTTTCCTGTTGCTGATTTGAAAGAGATCCACCAGTAGGCGGAGTCGTTTCTCTTGTACGGCATACTTCCTCCGGTACGCCGACCGCGTCGCGCATGCTAGCAGCGGCTTCCTCTTCAAGCATCTGTTCGAGCTTTTCCTTGTGGACCCGGATGGTCTTTTTGAACCTGACCACCGGAATCAGCTTTTCGTCCGCGTAGCGGTACGCGGTCCTGCGGCTCACGCCGAGAATGCCGGCGGCCGCCTCAACTGAAATCAAAGACATAGCGAGACCTTGGCCGATCAACGGCATCGGGTTGGCGGGTAGAATTCGTGGAGGCTTGGCCGGGCAGGGCGCCCGCATCGGGCAATATGGGGGTTAACTGCTCGGTCAGGCCTTCTGGTAGGATTTGAACGCCCAGCCGGGCGGGCCTCAGGAAGAGGCCCTAGTGGGCCCGGCTGGGCTACTTGATCTTGATTTCGCCGTTGAACGGGATAAGGAGTTCCCGGAATTCGAGCATCTCAGGGACGGATACGCCGTATCCGAGCAGTTCTCCATTCTCCCTGATGAACATGTGAGCGGCGATGCGTAGTCTCAGCTTCTCCAGAGCATGAAGCCTTCCTATGTGGTCGAGGCTCATGCCTTGTCTGACTGATGGCGCCGGCTCGAATAAATCCACCACCAGTTGGCATCCATCCCAAGCAGCCTGGGTGTGGCTGTCCGAATATCGGATGTCGCCCTGGCTGTCCACGTAGGCGGACAGGTCGAATATGCCGGCCATGCGTTTCTCGAATTCCTCCCGTTTCATCATTCCCCACCTCCCATAGACTTGCCGATCTCGGCGGCGACTCGGACGAAGGCGAGACGAGTTGCTTCGCGAGCACCAAGCCCTTCGATGGCCATTGCGCCATTTCGGTAGTTCAGCCAGACGGAAAAGGCGTTACCGTCTAGGATGCCTGCGTCTACTGCAAGCCTCAGCGCGTCGCCGTCATCGTGTCGAGGGTCCCACTTTCTCCACCGTCCAGTCTCAGGCAGGATTACTGGTACCGCCGGGCTGGAGAGGGATCGGTACGAGTATGAGAACTGATACCCCGCCGCCCGCGCCGCCAGTTCGAGTAGTGTGCGGTCGTTCATTGCGTTGCTCCTTCTAGGGCTGAGTCGATATTTGTGTCAAGTTCGCTAGGGGAGACAAAGCCTTGGCGATAAAAACGATACCGCTCTGCGTCCTTCCGCATGGACTCATAGTCGTCAGCGAAGAACGGCAGTAGCGTTTCGTGTCGCAGTGGAAGTCCATTGGCTGCATCGGAAGCGTTGTCCAGAACGTTCTCCGGGGCGTCCAGAGCGCCGAGCACTTGATATGCCTCGCCGGCGAACCTGCGCAGCACCTCGTTCTCCGCCTTGAGCCTGTCCCGATCCACTTCGGCCGACTGGAGCTTCTGCCGTAGCTGGTTGATCGTCTGACTGTCCCTGGCAATCTGCTGGCGTTGTTCCTCGATCAGTTCTTGATCTCGGTCCCATGCCGCTTGTGCAGTTTCCAGCGTCTGCGGGCACTTCTCGGCGCGGGCGTAGTTGACGCTGTGGTTTCGCCAGCCAGATGCTTTCATCCCGTCGATCTCGTCCAGCAGGGCGAGAATGGTCTTGGGGTTGGCAGCGGCTATTAATCGGCTGTTCGCTTCGTCCTCACGATAACTAGCGTGAGATAGCGCGATAAGGACAATCGATGTCCTATCTGCTGCCAATATCTTTAGCGGTGCCTGATATTCCCAAGGCCCAGGCGTTGCCGCCTTAGCCAGCCTCCGCAGCTCTGCGTGGTCGGCCATGATCTGGTCCGCCTGCTTCACGCTTTCCAGCAGTTCGTTGAAAAGTGGCTCATCCATTCTGCTTCACCTCGATTCCGGCTTGTCTTCGGTCATGGGATCATCTCCGCCATTTCGGTGATGGCCCTTGCCAGGGCAAGAGCGTGCTCCCGGCTGTTCAGCACGATTCGCTGCTCGCCGTACCAGTCGATGCAGGCCTGGTTTCCTGTGGTATGGATTTCCAGGCCGCTGTCCGGTGCATCCGGGTGCTGTCTGACCTCGATGTACACGCCTTCTTTGTCGTCATAGACGCGCATGACTTTCTCCACGCTGTAGCTCATTTCGCCACCTCGATTCCGGCTTGCTGGAGGGCTTCGGTCACGCGCTCAAGGCAGTCGTTGAAGCCTGTGCGCTCGCAGTAGAGAAGCCTGTGCTCGGTGTATTCGGGCAGAACAGCACGCTCAGGCAACTCCACCCTCAGAGCCGCGCGGCTGGCTTGCCAGGCTTTCCATCGTTTGGCGCACTGGCCGTCTTGTTGAGGATCATCTTCAACTGCGATGACGTAACCGAACTCAGCGTGGTGCCACGCTTCAAACTCTTCTCTCATGTCAGGCACGGTCAGGACTCCTTTGGATGGCCGCGCAGCCGGTCGGCTAGCTCCATCTCTGCGTAATAGGCGCTCATGCTTTCGGCGTCGTTGAGGTTCAACGTTCCGTAGACGTGGCGGTTGTAGAATTGCGTGGTTCCAAGGCAAGGCTTCGACAGGTTCAACGTGTAGCCGCGCTTGTCGGCAAGGAACTTGGCGACCGCAGCGGATCGGCTCATGCCTGCTTGGCAGTGAACGATGATCGGTTCATCACCACACTCGTTCACGAAGTCGTGGATCTGCTTCGCGTCAATGTGGCTGAACACCCGAAAACCATCGCTTCCCAGGTATCCGTCTACATCATCAAATTCCAGCCGCAGAACGCGCTTGTGATTGCAGGCAAAGGCGTACCAATCACCCTTGCTGCCGATGCTGATCACGTTACTCGGCGTCTCGATCCTGCTGGCATCCACTGCGGAGAGGAATGTCACCTCTCGCCTGTTCACTGCTTGCTCCATCTGCTCAACTCCTGTCCTTTCTGTTCTGTCTGCTCGTATAGGTTCTGGAAGTCCCCGACTATCCGGAAGATGCCGAAGACGATCAGCGCGATGAGCAGCAGCGCGACTAGTGTTTCGTTGTCGTTGTCCACGGTTGGTCCTCCGGGGGCGGATTCGTTGATTTGAGGTGGCGGGCTCCTGGCCCAAAATCGGCCAGTTTTTGTGCTGAAACCCAGCAGGAATGCGGGTTTCAGCCTGGCCGAAGGTGGCGGTGGCGGGGCGTACAGTGGTTGGCGATGGGTGGCTATGCCTGCTGCTCGCCAATCCCATTCCAGCGTTTCCAGTCCTCGCCGAATTCCCAGCAGTAGGTCGCCGGCCATGCGCCGCGGGTTCCTTCATCGACGAACACATACCGATGTGCAAACTCGCCCGAGCGATCCGGCACCGTCTTGCACCACTTGTGCTGCGGGCCGCCAAGGTACCGACCCGGGCACTCCTTGACGGCCTCGGCCATGAACACTTCGAGGTCGTGGTGTCCCTTGCTCATTGCGATGTAGGTGTCGCTGCCGACGCTCTGCACCTCAAGAGGATAGTGTTTAGCCATTGCCGTTCTCCTTGTCTTCCTCGGTGATCGCCTTGCACTCGAATACGGTCTTGCCGACGTAGAACTTGCCGAGCTTCCGGCATTCTTCGGCTACGGTGTAATGGGCGTGTATCCAGCCACCGAACCAGCCGATGGCCATGAAGACCAGCATCCATAGACTGAACAATCGGTACTTCTCCGGCTCATGCAGCATGGTCGCCGTTCTCCTTGTCCTGGTTGAGCAGGGCCCGGAGTTCGCGGTTGGTCTTTGCCACCTGGTCGCGGCCGCAGTAGTGGAATCCGCCGTCGCACTCGCATTCGTGGAGTTCAAGCCAGTTTCCCAAGTGGCGCGCGACTTCGCGCAACAGCCCCTCGCTGACCACCACATGGCCTGCGGGTGCGGCGCGGGCGTTCCAGGTTTCTGCAATGAGCGGTCTCGGCTCGTCTCCACATGCGTAGCGTGCAACACCGCTCGCGACGCATCCTCTGGATGCGCACACAGCAACCATTCCGCCGTCGTCCAGCTCGACGAAGACGGCCTCTCCTCCACAGCACGGGCACGGTTTTAGTTCTTCAGCCATTGCCGTTCTCCTTGTCCTCGTTGAGTAGGGCGCGAAGCTCTGGCGTTACCCGATAGCATTCAGCCGGGAACGAGGTAGACCAGGCGCAGGCGCAGTACTCTTCCGGGCCTCGGCACGGCTCGTTCATCACCTGTTTGGCGATCAGCCCATGGCGTTCAGCGCTTTCCTGTATGTCTGCCCCATCGAAGCTGCCGCCATCGAGGGCTCCGCAGATGATCTCGCGCGCGAACTTGGCCATCCCCTGCACAAGCCCCTCGCAGACCGTCATACCGTTGATGCGCGCCAGTTCGTCGAGGCAGGCGGTCCAGCCGCTATTACGATTCAGCCCTGGGACTCCGGCATTTAGGAGTTTTCGCTCCGGCACCACCACCACCACCCCTGCGCGCAGGGCTTCTAGGTCTTGCTCGACAACATCCCGTTCGCGCATAGCTTTCAAGCACATGCGCCTGCTCTCGTCGGCGACATGTTTGAGATTCTCGATGTGCGCCCCGATCATCCGACCAATGTCATCCGGCTTGTCTGGGAATCGTGCGCGGTCTTCGAGAAGGCGCGCGACTTCCTCCCTTAGCGCCTGGGCCTCGGCGGCGAGGGCGTCGTAATCCTCACTACGAACGTAATCTCCAAGGGGTGTTTCGGTCATTTCATAGCAACCCTGGCAGTGCCTATATCCACCATTGGTGCAGTCGTAGCGCTTCACCTCACTCATGACCTACCTCCTTGCCGGGCGCGGCGGCGAGTATGGAAAGCAGTTGGCGCTCAGCCGTAATTCGGGTGTCGTGGTCCTTGTCGCTCATCATGTTGAGAAGCGGCTCAACCGGCATCAGCATCCACCCCTCCGGCACGCTGTGCTGAGCCTGGGCTACTGGGGCGGCGTAGAGCTTCGTGCCCGGCTGCATGCCTTGCAGGTCGCGATAGAAATGAAGGCCGTTCCAGTCTTCGCCCGGCACCTTCGCAATGGTCGCCACCGGCTCCTGTTTCTCCAACTCCGCGACCCTGGCCAGGGCGGCGTCGCGCTCTTGCGTTAGCCGTTCAATCTTCTGCCAGACGCTCTGCCCGAGTAGTTTGATCGCCCCGTCACGCTCAGCCCGCAGCTCCCCGACGATGCGGTCGTGCTGGGCGACGGTCATAAGCGGCCGGCGTTCGACGGTGTAGGAGCGTTCGAACTCCTCGCCTTTCCCTGGGTGCCAGAGACTCCAACCAGTTTGCGGGCCTGCGGTGACGCGGTATTGCCACGCCACAACCTCCGGCCGCTCCGCCTCTGCCTGCTCGGCCTGCTTTGCGAAGTTCTCATTCTTTTGCATCACAGTTCACCCTTGCCGCGCATGGCGTTCAGTTGGTTGTGGTCGGGATGCCGGTAGTTGAGAAGCCACGGCGGCGTGCTGATAAACCGGTTGTTCTGCTTGATCTGGACGTGGGCGGTGATATCCGGCTGGTTCGGCCAGTGGTCGTCCCATTCGTCCATCAGTTCAGCGAATCGGCGCTGCCAGTCATCCGGCATCGCATGCATCATCACGCGCGGCAGGACTGCATAGGCACAGCGGCTCAGACCAAACCAGGCCCAAAGCTGGTCGTAGCCGGAAGCGGTAGGCGCCGGGGAGGGTTGCGCCAGGGCGGCACGTTTCAGGTCGCGCTTCAGGTCCTTAGCGAACATCAGCAATTGAGGGCCAGTCAACGGAGTGCCTGGGGTGGTGATGCCGGCAGCTTCGATGCACTCGCCGAGCGCTTGCCCGAGCATGTCGCGCTCATGTTCCGCCTGCGCCGAGGATGCGATCGCCAGGGCGGCGCGGGCCTGCTCCGGGGTTACGAACCAGCCACTGCCGTCGCATTCGCGGCAGACTTCTCCGACATAACCGTCGCCTGAGCCGTCACATTCGGAACATGCGTAACCGGCTGCCGGATCGGTTTCATATCCGCAGGCGCAAAGGTCGCCGGGCATCAGATCGCCGTCGCCGCAGTCTGGGCATTTTGTGGCACGGGGCTTTCCATCAACTGCACGTTCATCCCCGCCTGCCTGCTCTACCGCAGGATGTGCCGGGCAGGGATGGCGGAGCGAGCCGTCTCCGGAAGGGCAGGTGCAAATATCTTTCGGGGGTAGTGCAGCGTCACAGTTCTGGCACATGCCGGAGCCGGCAATGAACCCTGCGTCGTAGCTTTCGGCAGGGAACTCGGTGCCGCAAGGGCAGCGCACATCGGTCAATTCGTTGGTCACAATCCCTTCTCCTGCCGCTCAATAGCGGCGATGAATTCGACAATCTCTGTGCTGAGGTCCATTGCGCCAATGCTGTTGTGGACTCCGACGTAGCGGTTTGCGCGCTTCAGAAGGAGCACCGCCGTGCGCAGGCCGGGGTCACGCTTGGTCTTCGCCTTGACTTCCATCACCCACCTCCGGGTAGACCAGAACACCCTCGGCGCCCTGGGCTTGGTTGATCGCTATCTGCCTCACCGCTCTCGCGAATAGCAGAATGTCGTCTGGGGTCATGAGCTGGCTTTCTTCAGGCCAGCCGGTGACCGTCACACCGCCGGGGCGGTGATTCGCTGTTAGCTGGTGCATGTGGTTATTCCTGTTGGGTCAGGGATGGCAGACTTCGACGACGCGGTGATAGTCGCCACGGAAGGGCATGGCCTTGTAGCCCTGGTTCATGGGGTAGATTCCCCAGGACTGGCGAGAGCAGGCCGCCATCATCGCCGCGTACTTGATGACCTCGATGACGTCTTTCTTGATGTACATGACATGGCCCTCATGCACCCATCGCCGACTTGATCTGTGCCGAGTGGCTGCGGCTGACTGGAATCCAGCTCTCGGTTCCGAGCAGCAGCACTTCGCCGGCCTGGTGTCGTCGGGCCGGCGCTTGAACATGCTGATCAGAGACCGGCGAACCAGGGCCTTACGGTGGGTGCGGATGAACTCGGCGGAGAACTCTGATTCCAGGGTCTTGAGCGCATCGCTCAGAACCAGAAAGCCTTCCCGGTAGTACGCGATGACGTACTTATCCTCGGCGATGAAGTGGGTGATCTGCTCAAGCGGGATTTCCTTGGAGTGCTTGCCGCATGTGGCTTTGAGTACGGTTCTCATGCTGCTTTCCTCATGCGCTCTCGCATCTGATGTTCAAGCTCTGCCAGCTCTTCCAGGAACGCCATAACCTCAGCCTCCATCTCGCGGATGCGTGCCTCGTCGCGGTGATAGCGGAAGCAGACGTATTGCAGTTCTTCCGGCAGGCGATCATCGAAGCTCACGAAGTCGACCCACTCGCGGCCGCTGCATGACATTTGGGCGAGCATCTGCCACTCGTACTGTGGGTCGTGCTTGCCCGACTGCATCGTGTAGATGTGGGTTGCGGTTGACGGGCATTTAATCTCGACGAGCCCATGCTCCCCGCGAGGCCATCTGGCGACGCGCCAAATCCATCGATTCGCGGATGGATGATAAGGCCTGTTTCGATCGTCATTACGCCTGCATTGAACTCGTAGGCCGAGCGAGCAATCGGCTCCAGGTCGGTACCACGCTGCATTGCGGCGCTGGTGAATCCTTCCTCGCGCTTGCCGGTCAGGCGCTCGCACAGGAGCTGCATCATGTAGTTCTGGCGGGTAGCAGAAGGGGCGCCACTGCGCCCCTTTGCCATTACGTCCTTGACCTTGCTGGCGGTCACGCGGCCGAGTCGTGCCGCGAACCATTCATCACTACGCTGCTCGATCATCGCCGGTCTCCTCGAATTCAACGTCGATAGGTGCCTCCAGAAGTTCTTTCTTCCGCTGGTCCTTGGCCGCCGTAAGCTGGTCGCGCGCGCCCTTTGTCTTGTAGGCTTTCCAGGCATTGCTGAATGCTGCCTGCAAGTCTTCCATTGTTGGGGAGTCCTTGATCAGGCAGACCGCCTCGCTGACGTCCTCGTACTGTTCTGCGGGAGTGACGTCTCGTTCAACGATCCGCTCGGCCTCGTCCTGGTCGTATATGCCGGCGAACCCGAACGCGAGGCGTGCGCACTGGATCATTGCCTTGTGGCGAAGCATCCGGCGCGGATGGGACTGCCAAGGCTGGGTGTTCCGCTTGCACTCGGCCATGTACTCAGTCGCGCTGATGGCATGGCTGCGGTCCTTCCGATAGATCTTGCAGGTGCATTCGGTTCCCTGCTGGTCCATTGAGAATTCCATGCCATCGAACTGTGGGTTCTCGTTGATGATCCGAGCCCAGCCATCCACACCAACAACCGGCACGATGCCGTTGTTCTTGTCGGGGAATGCGTACAACTCCTTGGTGAAGGGGTTCAGCTTGTACTGGTCTGCCACGATCAGCAGGGCGACCATCTGCGAATCATTGACCTGGCCCTTGAAACAAGTCTGCTTGAGCGTGTTCGCCACTTCTTCAGGCGTGGTACCCATCTCGTAGCGCGTGGCGAACTTCGTCAGGAGCGGTGTTAGTGCAGTTCCCATGTGAACCTCAGTAGTTGATCGAGATATGAGGAACCTTGCGCTGAGCGATCAGTGTGATCGCCTGCTTGGCGCATTCCTCGGGCATGCCGCCGGCGATAAGGGCTGCCAGGGCTTCGTTGTTGATGGCTTTCTTATGGGCCTTATCGGCTTCTCGGGCTGCTGCCTCGCGCTCGATCCTGGCCTGCTCGTCTGCCTGCCGTTGGCGCTCTGCGGCAGCGGCTTCTTCGGCGCGCCGCTGTGCATCACGCTCAGCTTGCTCGGCGCGCTGCTGTGCTTCCAACTTCTCGCGCTCCGCCTTCTCGGCAGCGAGTCGCAGTTCCAGTTCCCTGCGCTCGGCGGCAGCCTTTGCCTCGGTTTCTCGGCGAGCGGCGGCTTCGCGTTCTTCCTGGGCGCGTCGTTCCGCTGCCAGGCGCTCGGCCTCGGCTGCTTCGCGGGCAATGCGTTCCTCGCGCTCTTTCTGCTCGCGAGCAGCAGCTTCGGCGCGCAGTCGCTCCAGCTCGGCCTGCTCGGCTTCATACTTCTCGCGTGCAACGAGGGCTTCGCGCAGCGCGGCCAGGGCCTTATCCTTGGTGCGGGCGGCCTCGGTTTCGAACTCTTCCCAGTCCTCGCCAATCAAGAGACCTTCCAGCCACTCAATGTTGGCTTTCAACTCGGTCGAATCCAGGTCGCGGCATTCAAGACGCAGGTTGATCTGATCGATGCCGGCCTGGTGCTTGGCCTTGCGCATTTCCTCGCGCTGCTCCCACTCCGTTAGCGGCTGGCGTACCTCCGCCTGCCAGTGGTCCAGAAGATCACGCATGCGCTTACGCTCGGCATCGACCTTCTTCGGTACTTCCTTCAGCTCGGCGACCAGTTCCTTGCCTACGTTGTCCAGCGCCGTCTTCGAGCGGGCTACCTTGTAGGCGATGGAGGCGATGGCCTCTCTGCCCTTGCGGGTAGTGACGTCTGGCACGAAGCCGTCGATCTCTTCGCGGATCTTGGCCAGGAACGGGTCAAGGCCATTAGCGGCCGAGTAGACTTGGAGTGCGGTTTCTTTGGCCGGCACTTCGACCAGTTGGGTTTCTGCGGACATGATTTCTCCGATCCGCCCGAGGGCAGAGATTGAAAGGGAAGGGAAAAGGCGCTTACGGCGCCACTCGGCAGCGTCACCCCTGCGGGATGAATAGCGTTGCGCTAGAAGCCGCTGCTGCGGGTGTTTTCTTCATGCTGCCCACCGCCCGCTGGGGAAGCCGCAGTTATCCGGATTACCGGCCTGCTGCGGACAGGTGCGTAGCTTCTGCGGTGATGATGCCGCCCCAGATCGGGCCGGCTGCGAGAATGAAGAGGTACAGCAGTCCTCCGAAAAGGCTGCCTAGCCAGATTGCTGTGCGTCTGGCGTTCATGCTGCCTCCATGTAAGCGGCTATGAACTGCGTCGCCGCTTCAGCATTGATGGCGTTTCCGTAGGCGCGCAGAAGCTCCACTCGATTGGGATATTCATCAGCCAGCGGGAATGTTCCGGGCTCAATCGGCCTACGCTTTCCATCGAGGCATTCGACAAAGCCAATCTGGCTTGCATCGCGAGGGATATCTGTCTGCCTTCCTGAATCCTGCGGAGTACTCCTGGAAGCCTGCAGTCGGCTTTCTTCCCATCTGATGCCATTGGCGTCCGCCACAAAGAAAAATCGTTCGCGAGGGCTGTACGAATCTGCGCATGCGGCTTCGATAGGGATTCCCCCCACGGCGTAACCCATGGCAACCAGGTCACCGCGCACAAGGCGGACCCAGTCAGGCGCTCGCGCAACCTGCTCTCCAAGGATCGTTGCAGGGCGAAGCTTGTCAATGAGCCATGCCCATGACGGCCAGAGATGCCTTGGGTCGTCAAACCCAGCCCCTTGGCCTGCCGATGAGAAAGGTTGGCAAGGACAGGAACCGGTCCAAACAGGTCGATCATCCGGCCATCCGGCCCGCCGAAGGGCGAGCGACCAGATGCCGATTCCCGCGAAGAAGTGACATTGTGTGTAGTGCTTGAGGTCATCTGGGTGAACATCCTCAATCGATCGTTCGTCGACGTCGCCAGGTGCTATGTGGCCGGCGGCGATCAGGTTTCGGAGCCACTGGGCGGCATATGGGTCGATTTCGTTGTAGTAGGCGGTCGTCGTCAGCTTCATAGCCCCGCCACCTCCACAAACGCCACGGCGAACATGAACACGCTGCCCACAAAAAAGCCGCCGAAGATCAGGACTTGGGCGGCCTTGGTCAGGTCGATGGTGATGGTCATGGCGTGCTCTCCATTGCTTCATCAACAGCTTTGTCTACGGCCTTCCCGAAAAGCCAGTTAGACACCTGATCGCCACAGTCATCGGTAAGCGACACCATCGGATAGACCCCGTCTGCGTCCGCCGACTTGTCCCGCAACCACCGATAGCGCTTAGCATCAGCCTCAGCAGCGCGCAGGCGAGCGATCAGGCCAAGTATCTCCTCTGCTGGAGTGTTGATATTTACATCCGTCAACACTGGCTCGTTACAGCAGACTTCCTCGCGCGCGCTCATGTATTCGGCCCCGGATTTGAAATTGCCACAACAGACGAATGCCCTCTTGTGGCAGTACTCTTCCAACTCCGCCAATTGCTCATCACTGATCGATTGCACGATAGGGGTTGTCATTTCCCTTCCTCCTGGCGGCGGTAGCCGGCGTCGTATAGTGCTTCAGCCATGTCGCTGCGGTTTCCCTCGCGCTCGACGCTTGAAAGAATGACGAAGATGCGGTCGCACTCTTTCGAGCGCTCCTCGGCGGCGATCTGCTCAGGGGTGAGGAGGGGGCGGAACAGCATGTCGCACGTGCGGTAGTACTGTTCTTGGCCATGGTCGTACACAATTAATGACGCAGCGCTGATGTACCGAATTTCACATTGGTGATACTCAGGCCAGTGTGTGTACTTGTATTCACACACCGTTCCAACCGGCGGCAGGCCCTGGCCGTTCCATGGCTCTTGCGGTCTAGCCTCGAATGTCGCTTCACGCTCTGCGGATACACAACAGGCTGGACCCGATAGGCCCCACACTTTGCTTCCTTCTAGCCAATAGGACCATTTATCCCCGACTTTCCGCATCCAGCCTTCAGCGAATTCATAAGAGCTCGGCTCCCAATGCGTAGCACCCTCTGGTGCCGTGCTCCAGTCAATGCTCATACTCGTCTCTCCCTAACCAGTCTTTCAGCGTTCTCGATCAGCGTTGCTTCGAATGCGCGGAACCAGATGCGTTGGGCTAGTTCCAGGTCGCCTCTGCGCACTGCAAGCAGCAGTTGGGTCATCGGGCACTCTTTGCTATCTACCTCTGCGAGCCACTCCGGCACGAAGCCAGCAAAGCCGTAGACCGTGAACTCCGGCCCGATAAAGGGCCTCTCTTTCCGGTCATGGAACGGCACGCAATCACCGTCTTCGCAGTTCAGCAGCTTCCCGACTTGCTCAGTGACATACTCGCGGTCGCCGTCATCGTCGGGCGGTAGCGCGTTGTCCCAGCGCTCCTGGGCGTATTTCAATGCGGTGTTCATGACGCCACCCACACAGCAGAGCCTACATATTCGAACTCGCTCCATTTCGCCCGGAAGTAGGCCTGGCCTCCCGGCTTTCCATCAGAGCCAAGGCCCTGAACATATCCTTGAGCGCCCCATGATTTCGGGTCTGTAACAGTCATGATGCATCCGGCGAACATCGGGTTACTCACTTCTGGAGAGAGTTGAACCAAATCGCCGGCTTTGAGATTTAGTACCTTTTCCATGTCTCACCTCGCGTTCGCGTGCATGCGGCAGCGTCCTGTCTCGCTGTCGTCATACAAGCGATGGAAAGTGAAAGCCCGGCAACGTCTGCGCCGGGCTTTCTGATTGGCGTGTTGTTTTTGGCGGGAAGCGATGCACCGGATTGCATTTGGCTCCCCGGTGGTACATCGCCCTAACCAATGCCGACGGATCGGCCCTCAGCGGTTCGGGTACGCCATTCAGGTTGCGCCGATTCCGGCAGCGCAAATGAAAGCGTAATCCCGATCAGGATGATCAGAAGCATGTCGATTCCTTGGCGAAAAAATGCCCGGACTTGCCGGGCTAAGAGGGGTACTTGTCGGTGTCATTCGCTTTCAACGTATGCGCCGAAGTCAATGTGATTACCGAGAAAGTCTTGAGCTAATTCTTCTAGATATTCATCTTTCCCTTCTTCTGAAAGAGAGTCCCAATACCCTTTGTCTATCTCGATAGAGTCTTCGTGTTTGCATCCAGCAAATCCGGTATCCACATACATTTTGATCTTGATAAGTTCCATTTCTCATTACCTGTTCTTGTGTGCCGGGGTAGGGTGGGGATGGCCGGGTTACGGCTGCTTCTTTACCCGTGCTGTCGAGCATCCATTTCTGGTCTGGCCGAACACGCCGTAGCGCATCCCCATTGAAGGGTGGCGTCCTTGCCGGGGAAGTCAGTGAACTCGACAGAAGTCGACAGATTCGGAGTAGTAGCCGTTCGACTCGCCAAGCCAGCGGATCACGACGAATCCCTTGGCAGTTGCAAGTCGATAGAAGGTCCATGTGTAGCTTTCTACGTAGTCTCCCGGAGGCGCCGGGAAGTCGTCGCTACTGACGTCCTCGGCAACCACCAACGGCTGACCAACAAGGTCGCTTGCGTCGCCCTCGATATCGTCAATCGAAACGCTCTCACAGCAGTCCTGCACGTGATACATCCGAAACAGAGAGCCGTCTTCACATTCGAAATCGACAGAATCGCTGCCAGCTTCCAATCCGGTGATCTGCTTGATGGTCTTTCCGAGAAGATCAGAAATCGAAGCGTGCTTGTACATATCTCGCCTCCAGTGTGTGTATGCGCCAGGGCGCGGTTAGGCGGTGGCCTTTGCGATTGCTAGCTGTTTCTCCAGCCATTCGATGGCAGATGCTTTAGCTTCTTCCTTACTACCAAGACACTCTGCGATCGATAGGCTTCTGCGGGCCTTGCATCCGTACTGGTTGATACTTTCAAAGATGTCGCATCCATCAATTCGGACAAAATATCCGTTACCGCACTTGCCGATATCTACATCCTCTATCCAGTTCTTGAAATCGCTCATTCTGTTCTCCTGCCTGTCAGGCGTCTTGCTGTTGAATAGGACGACGCTTCAGACGGATCGGCAAAAACATCGTCAGAAGCAGAAATCCCCACATTGCTGCGAACTCGCCAAGTGATGGCATGGATTCCTCTCTTGCCGGGGCTTGTGATTGGCTGTATGGGGGCCAGGTGGATCGGGCCTGCTTTGGGGAGCCCAGCAGGCGCGGGCGGTGACTACTTGTCGTATTTCTCGCCGCAAAATGGGCAGTAGGAGGCGCGAAGGAAGCTCTTCTGCTTCACGTTCTTCATGCCTCCCGACTTCTTTGGTGCCTGGAACTGGATCTCCACCGGGCATGCGGCACGATGGCTTACGCCTTCGCTCCCACCTAGTCCGAACACGTATCCTTGAAGCTCAACGGTTAGGTCGGTAGCGCCAGTGGGAAGCTGCTGCTGTACGTGTTCCCTCAGGCGCTGTTCCGACTCGCTGTGACAGTTGCACATGTCTTCCTCTCTTCCCGTATCAGGGCAAATGGATTGCATCCCGCTGCTAGCCGGATGGATTGGTGCTGGTGATGCCCTGCTACCGGCAGGGCGGCGGGTTAAACCGAAACGGCGCTGAAGATGCAGCGCGCCGGCTGGCCATCGAAGCCTTTGCAATCGCGCTGAGCCTTTGCTGCTGCCTGATCGGCCTCTTCCTTGGTGTTGAACTTCATCGCGAGCTTGATGGAGCCCATGCAGGAGGTTCCGAACTCCTCGTCCCATGCGTGCAGGTAGTCGCGGCCGAACTTTCCCCACTGGCGCTGAACTGCGTATGCCATGTCCTTTCCTCGGTGATGCCCGGCGAACCGGGGCGGGGTGGTTATTTCGAGCGAGACACGCTTTTTGCGTTCGCCCAACGCCAGCCGCGTTGCCATTCGGCATTCCGCCTGCTGTCAAATTGCTCGCCACCGCGAAAGTCTTGAAAACCCATTTGGAAGCAATATGGCTGGCTCAGCAGATAGGCCTGGTCTTGGTTCATCGTCTTGCCTTCCAGTGCGTGTTGACTTCCCGTCTGGCCCTCGTTGGAGGGCCAGCCAGTGAAATCGGTGTTTCTCCCGCGTTCGCCTACTGGGCTTCTACAACCCGCGGGTGGTGCTGTCCTCACCACTGCCGATAGCAGCTCGGACTCGATGTGTTTGGCCTTGGGCTTCCCTCGCAACGCCTTCAATCGGCATACAGCGCTGGTCATGGGGTATCAGTGTTACTCCGCGCTTGAGTGCAGCCCGGCGGCCCGTTGAGTGGGGCACGTATGCGCGGATTGCCGACCCGAACATCGGCTGGGCTTAGTGCTTCATGGGCTGTTTCCTCCTATTGGTGTCATCTCGGTCGCTTCTCCTTGTCGGGGTTCGTTCCCACTCCTGCGTTCGCTTCTTTGGTCTATTGGCAGGTGACTTGAGCAACGTCGCGTGCAACGCATGGGCTTGCACGGCTGGACTGTCCGGCCCAGCTCGGGCTGCGTCTTTTGCCTCTTCCAGCGTCTCGCGACGTTGGCGCAGCAGAGGGTTCCCAAATTGTCGAAAGAGCGGTCGGCTCGGTGGCCTGGCCGGCGGTGTTCTGCGGCGTTGAGGTAGAATTTAAGCGTGCTGAAATTCATAGTCAAGCCTGCTGAAGAAAATATTTTCAGTTTGCTGAAATATTGGAAATTGACGGGCACTAAAAAGCCCGCACTATGCGGGCCTTGTGGGGATTACCGAAACGCTATCTGCGAGGTGCTCGCCGAACCGTAGACCACCAGAACACACGACCAAGCATTGCAATCTGGGCGAACTGCTCGGCGGTCAGTATCTCGTCAGGGTACTCCTCGCTGTTTTCGCTCCTGATGCGGACTGAGTTGCCAGGCATCGAATAGAGATACTTGACGCGAAGCATTCCATCTTGATTGAAGGCGTAGATCTCACCGTCGACAATGTGTGTGAAGCTAGTGTCGAAGCCGATGGCGGCGCCATCGAGGATCAACCTCTCCATGGATCGCCCACGAACTCGGGCCACCGCGGCACATTCTGGCTCCACGCCGGCTGACCGAAGCGTGTCTTTCGAGAATCGAAGTTTTCTGTCAGCGATTTCAACGACTTCCGTCATACCATTCCCTGCGGCAAGTTCCACCTCAGAGTAGTACGGCAGTTCTACTTCGTCATCCTCAAGCGGCGTGTCTGCATCCCAAGCAGAGACTAAGCCCACTAGTTCGCCCTGGCTTTGAGCAGGTCCGGCCTCTACAGCGCGCTCCGGACCTGTGCCTAGCGTTATCCACTCTGCACGGAAGCCTGTTGCCTTGGACAGAGCAAAGACGCTCTCTGCTTTCAAGGTCTTGCTTTCGCCGCTGATCCATTGGGTCACGGCAGAGGGAGCCACGTCGCAGAGCTTGGCTATTTCGCTTTTCGTTTTTCCGCTGAGCTGGATGGCTCGCGCGATTCGTTCGTTTCTGTTCATCCGATGATGTTAAGCCAGCTTAATTTAAGTAGGTGCAAAATTAGGAAGCCTGTTGCGAAAATTATTTCAGTGTGCTGAAATTGATTCATTGCTACGCGAGGACGCGCAATGAACATGAACGAAGCCATCCAGCATTTTGGCTCCAAAAAGAAGCTCGCTGAGGCCCTGGGCATCCGGCCGAGCGCTGTCACGCAGTGGGGGGATTCGATCCCTGTAGGTCGTCAGTACCAATTGCAGGTCATCAGCAAGAACAAGCTGAAGGCTGATCAGAAGGCCGCCTGACATGACAGCCAGCCAATTAAACGCCGAGCGCGATGCAAGGGCACGGGAGTTCGAGTCCCTGATCCTCAACCGACTTTTGTCGGTGGGACAGAAGACCGTCGCCGACGCAATCGGCGTGAGCGAATCGACTGTCAGTCGTTGGAAAGAGGGCGAGATAGAGCGGTGGTGCAAGGTGCTTGCGCTGCTGGGGTTGACCCAGGGCGCATTGAACAAGGCCTTGCGCGTTGGGCGTGACATCTATGTCACCGAAAACGCAGACGGAACCTATTCCGCTGAGGAGGTTAAGGCTTTCCCGTCTCATTCCTCCAAGGCCGTTGCCTGACCCCGACCAATCTACCGGCCGGGAGGCCAGCCATGACCGAATTCATGCAAATCCTGATCTTTGGTTCCTCGTTGGCGATGGCCTACTTCCTGGGCGCCACGTCGTCGAGGAAGAGCTCCAGTGAAATCCGGCTGATCGACAAGTGGCCAACGGCCTACATCCAGTTCGACTCAGGCATGAGCCAAGAGGATGCGCTGCGCTTCATCGAGCTGGCCCGCGAAATGGTTCTGGCCGGGCCAGAGAAAGTGACTGCCGAGAAAGCGCTGAAGGATGACGAGGAGAGCCGAGACGCTTTCTGGGCGCAGTCTCTCAAGACTGGTTTGGCCTCGTTCGAATCGCGTTCCAAGTCTTCACATAACCCTCGAGACCCCCAATGACTTCGTCCGGCAGTTGCGAGTACGCCAAGAACGATCGCATGTGCGCAATTTCGTTATCGAACCCGTCGAGAACCCTCCCGAGTTCCGCAGGTGTTAGCGAGCGTGCCATTGCCATAAGGAAGGCGTTGATGCCCATCAGTTCGCCTTTCTGCGCGTTGATCGTCGCAACGATCTTGTCGATTTCATCAGTCATGTCCGGCCTCCGTGGCCTTTTCGTGTGGAAGCAAAAAGCTACCACGGTTGCGCCGGACTCCACATTCGAAGCGCTGGCTTTCGCCGTCCCCTCAATTCACGGCTGACAGCGTATAGCACCGACCTCATGGGAAGAACTAGAGCATGAAAACGCCCGTACTAGAGACCCGCAGAAAGGTAATGACCACGGTAGCCAATGCCTATCCGGGCGGTCGCGATTGCGCTGCCGCGCGGCTGGGGATTCCGCTGAAGCGCCTGGAGAACCAGATGTACGAAACGGCGGGCGTGAAGCCCCTGAGCGACGGCGACCTGTACGTCCTGGAGCAGGAGATGGGGACTTCCTATCTGCCGGACTACATCTGCGCGATGTACGGGGGAGTGTTTGTGCGGACGCCGGAAGCGGGCGATCTGGACAACGTAGACCTGCACCACCGTTCGCTGCGTACAGCGGTTAAGCGTGGCCGGGTTGATCAGATGATCGCTCTGGCCCTGGAGGACGGGGAGATCAGCGCTGACGAAGCGAAAGAGATTTTGGCCTTGCATGCCAAGCACATGGCCGCCCGGCATGAAGAGGTTCGGGCCGTGCTCGAACTGCACAGGGCGAAGTGACTATGCGCCCTCGTCTCACGAGCTCTGACTACGCCGCAATGGCTAACGCTGCTGAAGAGCTGGCGGGTATGGGTTCGAGTGAGTGGAGGCGCAGATACAACAAAGCCCTGCACGACTACTACAGGGCTTTGTCGGTGCGTGGATCGGTGGCAGCCGAATCACGCGTGGAAAAACACAACACACAGGAAGCATAACCCATGAACTACGGGTTCATCTACTGTCTGGGCAACGCCGCAATGCCGGGAATCTACAAGATAGGTATGACGGAGCGTGCTCCATTGCAGCGGTGCGACGAGCTATCCAGTTCTACAAGCTCGCCACTCCCATTCAAGCTTTTGTGTTTTGGCCAAGTTGAAGATCCGAAAGATGTTGAGGCCGAGATTCACGATGGCTTAGCTGACAGGCGAGTTAACCATTCCAGAGAATTCTTCGCAGGTCCTTTTAAGTCGATAGCCAGCATCATTCAGGGCTACAGCAGTGGCTTTGCTTTGACCTCTGACGGTTACGAAGAAGAAGAAAAGGAACGGCTTCATAACGCTTTCCTCTGTGCAGAAGCGGCTGAACGAGTCGAGGCCTTGAACGAGGCTGCGAAGTTCAGCGGCATCTACATGTACCAGAAGGACGGACAGATCTGGTATCGCGGCCGAGCTAATCCCAATAGCTGGTTGTACGGGGCAATCATCTGCCTGAGAGGAGAACTGCTGGGCTTTGTTCCGGAAAAGGACCCAGGTGCGAGCGCGCCCCAGGAACAGCCTAGCCTCGTCGATGAGAAAGAAGAGGAGCTTGACTGGTGAGCACGATAATCATGACTCAGTGCTGGCCGCTTCAGGGAATGAGCGCCCCACAGAAAGCCGTTCTTATCTCGTTGGCTGACAACTCGAACGATGACGGCGTTTGCTGGCCGTCCGTTGCCAAGATTGCAGAGCGTACCTGCCTGTCAGAGCGCGCTGTGCGCAACGCGCTTCGCTGGCTGGAGGATGCAAAGATACTGATCAGTCACCAGCGCAATGGCCGATCCACTTGGTACACCGTTACCCCGGCATCTTATGCCCCCGGCACGACATGCCCCCCGGCACCAGATGCCGCCCCACCCCGGCACGACGTGCCGCCCACCCCGGCACCTGGTGCCCCCAGAACCGTAATAGAACCATCAAGTGAACCGTCAGTAGAAGCAACCGCTGCTGCCGAAGATGCGAATTCCAAGAAGACTGCCTGCCCGGTAAAGGCGATTGTCGACCTGTTCAACGAAGTGCTTCCAGAGCTGCCGACCGTGGTCTTGATCAACAAAGATCGGAAGTCGAAGGTGCAGGCTCGCTGGAATGACAGCGAAGTCCATCAGGACCTTGGCTTCTGGAGAGATTACTTCGATACCGTTCGCGCCAGTGATTTCCTGATGGGGAGGGTGACGGGTCGCGACGGGAAAGTGTTTCGCTGCTGCTTCGACTGGCTGATTGCTCCCTCCAACTTCGTCAAGGTTGTGGAGGGCAATTACCATGCGTGATCCCTACAGCCTCGAAGCCGAGCACGGGGTTCTTGGCGCGATGATGCAGCGTCCGGAGCTAATCGACGTTCTTGCCGATGAGCTGACCCCGGAGTCGTTCTATTTCGCAGACAACGCTGAGGTTTTCCGGGCGATCATGGCGGTACGCTCTGCCAACAAGGCGGTCGACTTCCTGACCGTAGCTGAGCAGCTTGGAGCGCTTCCTAGCGAGACCCCGGCACTGGCTTACTGCTGCGAGATCGTGAAGAACACTCCGAGTATTGCTAGCGCCTCGACCTATGCCCGTATCGTCCGTGAGCGCGCTGTTGATCGGGCACTGCATGTCGCTGCCCAGGACATTTCCGAGATTGCCAGTTCGAGTCAGGAGACCGCCGAAAAGGTCTCTGCTGCTCATGCCGCAATTATGGCGGTGGACGCCGGCGAAACTAGCGTTGACGTTCAGAAGGCTTCAGATGTCCTGGCAACCCAGGTTGAGGTCTGGCAGCAGCGCCACGACCGCTATCGGAGCGGACAAACCCTGATGGGTATTTCTTCTGGGCTGACTGATCTTGACGCCAAGATCGGCGGGTTCCTGCCTGGCCAACTGATTGTCGTCGCTGGCCGACCAGCGATGGGTAAGACAACCTTCGCAATGTCCTGCTCGATCCATGCGGCGCTCAAGGAACGGAAGTCAGTGCTGGCTCTTAGCCTTGAGATGAGCAATGGACAGCTCATTGATCGTGCCGTTGCTTCAGTCGGGAAGATTCCGCTGAACATGATCAGAAACGGTACCGCATGCGAGGAGTACGGTGCCGAGTTGGGCGCCGCATCGCGGACTATCAGCATGTCCAGCCTGTACCTCGCGGACAAGCCGGCCCTGAATACGATCGGCAGAGTCCGCGCCATGGCACGGCGCCACAAGATGCGCTATGGACTCGACATGCTGATGGTCGACTACCTGCAACTCATGGACGGGGAGGGGGAGAACCGCGTCAACGTCATCAGCTCAATCAGTCGCGGCTTCAAGCTCTTGGCAAACGAACTTGGCGTTCCAGTGATTCTCCTAAGCCAGCTTTCCCGAAAGTGTGAGGAGCGCCCCAACAAGCGTCCGATCCAATCCGACCTCCGCGAATCCGGCGCTATTGAGCAGGACGCAGACATCATCCTCTTTGTCTACCGGGATGAGGTCTACAACGAGCATACCGAGTTCAAAGGGGTGGCCGAGATCATCGTCGCGAAGGGGCGCGATGTAGAAACGGGGACGGTACGCGCTGCGTTCCTGGGTCAGTACAACCGCTTTGAAAACCTGTCTGCCGAGTGGCGTCCTGATGAAGTGGCTAGGCCGCAGAAGGTAACTCGACTGTCTGACCGATACGGCAGCAAAGGAGCGGCCCAATGAAACGCTCCTGGACCGTAATCGTAGTCGACAAGCGCTTCACGATGATTCTGATGGAGGACTGCGACCCGCTCGCGGTCGTGAAGAGCATCTGGCCCGAAGGGAGGATCGAGCAGTGACGCCCGCAAAACAGGAGTCCCTCATGCAGGGACAGACCGGCATCGCGAAGAAGGTCTACGAGTGCGTACCGATCTCTGAGCCCTGGCGTTCGTTCCAGGTGCTGACCGCGCTCCGCAACATGACTGGAAGCACGCCGGACGTTCGGATTGTCCAGGGCTGTCTGCGCGATCTGGTCGATTCCGGACTGATCCGCCGCACTGGTACTGACCACTACCAACGAATCCAAGTCGAGAAAAAGACCAAGCCTCAGGAGCCGAAGATGGGCGAACCCGCGAAGAAGATCGAAACCCAGCCCGAACCGAAGCGCTCTTCCTCCCCGCTGGAGATGTTGGGCGAACTGGCAAACGAGCTCGCCGGCATGGCCGAGCACATGAAGCGCCTGTCTGATCGCATCGAGGACGTCGCGCTGGCAGTCGAGCAGGAACGCGAATCGAACGCCAAGTCGATGGAAAGCTATCGCCAACTCAAGGCGCTGCTGAAGAGCCTGCAAGGGGAGGGCGAGTGACATGGACATTATCGACATCGCCAACGATTACGCCGAGCGTGAACTCGCTGAACGCCTGTACTCCCGAGTCAAGTACGTCGGCGAGAGCCTGCACGAGTGTGAAGACTGCGGCGAGGAAATCCCGGTAGCGCGGCGCTCGATCGTCCCCGGTGTTCGTAAATGCCGGGACTGCGCTGAACTGGCTGAGCGGAGGGCTGTGTGATGCCGAACTATCGCAAGCCAGACATGTACTCTGGTGCCGATTGGGAGATGGTTCAGGGCTACATGGCCGGCAAGGACGGCCTGCGCGCCCAGCGCTCGACGGCTGCCTACATGCATGGCTATCGCAACGGGGTTTCTGATCGGACTGGAATCCCTCATGAGCGGGCAGAAGTTCTTCGCCGTCGCGCAGAGATGATCCCTGGCATCACACCCAATAAAGTTTGGTTCCAGGGGAGGGTAGGCCGTGGCTGAACTCGCCCTTATCCGTACCGCCCAGGGATTGGTTCCGGCCACGGAGGCTGACCGTGAAACTGTCCAGAAGTGGAAGGCCGGTCAGGTCGTCCATGGAAAATTCACTCGGATGCGCAACGCCAAATTCCACGGGAAGTTCTTTGCGATGCTGGATTTGGCGTGGGAGTACTGGGAGCCGAAGGGCGGGCTGGTGCCCCGCCAGGAGATGCGTGGTATCCGCGGGCTTGCCAAGTACTTCGAGGATCTGAATGGCCGCCCTGGCCAGTTGCAGAACGCCGTCGCTGCGTATATCGCCAAGCTTGAGGCTGATCGCGCCGACCGCTTCCCCGCAGTCGAGAAGAGCCGCGAGGCTTTCCGGGAGTGGATAACCATCGAGGCCGGTCACTTCCACCTGATCCATACCCCGGATGGGGTTCGTAAGGAAGCCAAATCGATCAGTTGGGCCAGCATGGACGACTCGGCTTTTGAGCCCCTCTACCGGGATGTGTTCGCGGCCTGCTGGCGGCTGGTCCTTTCCTCTCACTTCGAAACCGAGGCTGACGCCATGGCGGCAGCTGATCAGATGGGGACTTTCGCATGAGCAAGTTCAAGGCGGGCGATATGGCTATGACCCTGGTTTACGATTCTGCGCTCCCGGCGGGTTCTGTGGTTGAGCTGGAGCGCGAACTCAAAAAAGGCGACGAGATCGCCCGCGGGTTCGTCGCACCATCCGCCGGATGGATAGTGCGACATCCCGAAGTCAGCAGAGAAGTACTGGCATACGGGGATCACGAACTGATGCCCCTCAAATGGGACTTCCAGCCCGAGCAGCAGAAGGCGAAGGAGGAGGCCGTATGAATCCTCGCATTGGCGTTGCTCTGTGGGTTTTGGATCGCCATGAGTGGAACTGGAGGAAGCTGAATGAGTACGCCTTCATCATGCGCAAGAAGATGGCCGCGAAGGCCGTCGCACTGATCGCCCATGACCGCATCTTGACCGACGAAATCCTTACTCGCGGGCTTCCTTCCTACTGGGACAGAGAAGCGAAGGGGGTGGAGGCATGAATACTTTTATTGGCATCTGCCTGGGCTTTTTCCTTTGCATGTTCTTGAACGCTGCCATGCGCAACGAACGTGATAGCACCGATGCTCCTGGCGGACGCAGTGGAATGCGGCTGCACACTGACCACGCTACCGGCTTGCAGTATCTCAGTGTTCCAGGCGGGGGTATCACTCCGCGACTCGGGGTGGATGGGAAGCAAATGCGCGCGGATGGTGCCGAATGACCCTTTCCGCCCGCCAGCCAAAACCCAAAAAGTGCCAGAACACCGAGTGCGGCGCCAAGTTCATCCCGCAGCGCCTGGGCCAGCGCGTGTGCTCTCCTGCCTGCGCCCTGGCCATCAAGGACAAGCACGCCAAGCCGGCGCGGAAGGCCATAGCCGACCGCGAGAGGAGGGAGATCAAGGTGCGCAAGGAGAAGCTGAAGAGCAGGGCGGATCACCTGCGCGAGGCTCAGCAGGCGTTCAACGAGTTCATCCGCCTGCGTGACGCGGATCAGCCGTGCATCAGCTGTGGCCGCCACCACGATGGGCAGTATCACGCTGGGCACTACAGGACGGTTGCAGCCAGCCCCGAGCTGCGTTTCGAGCCGTTGAACGTCCACAAACAATGCGCCCCATGCAACAACCACAAATCCGGCGACATCGTGAATTACCGAATCAACCTGGTGCGCAAGATCGGCGCCGAGAAGGTCGAGTGGCTGGAAGGCCCTCATGAGCCCCTGAAGCTGACCATCGACGAAATCAAAGCGCTTAAGGCCAAGTTCCGGGCCTGGGTGCGAGAACTGAAGAGGGCTACGGCATGAATCTAAACAGCGCGCGCATTGCCTGGCACGATGCGTTCTATACCCCTTGGAACAGCGGCATGGCTGAGGCGGCAGAGCGAGCTGCTCTTGGAATTGTCGAGGCTGGCGGATATGTCCGGCGCCGCATCACCGAGATCGACGATGATGGGGATGCTGTCTCCTACAGCCAGCACACCTTCGTGCCAGGAATCCACCAGACCAGGACTGAGCGCGACATTAGCACTCCTCGGGCTGTTCATCAGGCGCTCGCCGGCGTGATTCAAAAGGCGATCGATACCCTCCCGGCGCACCTGAAGGTGTTCGGCAATCACATGTACAGCCCGATGGCCAGCGAAGACGACAAAGAGGCTGCTGAAGAGATCGTGTTCAGGGTCGCGTACGAAACTGGCCCAAGGATGTACACGAAGAAATTCGAGAAGGCGCGCTATGTCGCTGCGGGAGTCTTGTTCCGGTACCGTCGCATGCACCAGGGCGGCCAGAGCGAAGGCGTTGATCCCTGCCCAAGCCCTGAGTCGTTCCGCGCATGGCTGCTCCAGATTCACGGACTTGAGCTGTCGTCAGAGCAATGGACCAGGGAGTGGGAGGGATTCATTCAGTCCTGTTTTGATGCCTGCAATGACCTCGACAAGGCAGCGCTTGTGCCTGTCTCTTCGGCGATAAAAATGATGAAAAATGCTGCTTGACGACAAATGTCCGGCTGAGGCACACTTATCTCCATCGTGACAAATTCGCCTCTGGCGAAAGTCACCACCGAAGCCCTGGCAAATGCCGGGGCTTTTTCGTTTCCGGGGTATGGATGAATCTCGAGCATCGCATAAGACGCTGGCTTCTTCAGGCTGGGCGACGTGGCAAGCCGATCCACGCAATTCTCATCCACCCCGACGATATCCAATCTGCAAGAAAGATCTGCCGGTTCGCGCCAGTAAAGGTGCTCGGCATTGAAGTACGCCGGTATGGCGCAACAGGGAGCGCTGCTGATTTGTAATCAGAGGGTTGCGGGTTCGACTCCTGCTGCCGGCACCACACTACAAGGCCCAGGCAATGACCTGGGCTTTTCTGCATCTGGAGTAAGCAAATGGACCCGATGACGACCGTTGGCGGAGGTCTCTTCGCCAAGTACAGCGTCGCTATTGCCGGGTTCTGGGGGTCGATTCTGTCCCTTGGATTCCTGAGCGGCCTGAACCGCTGGCAAGCCGCGCTCGCTGTAGCAACCGGATTCGGGTGCTCAACCTATTGGACTGCTCCGGTTGCCGCATGGCTTTCGCGTGAGTACGAGATTCCACTCGATGACGCATTTCTGAGTGGTGTCGCATTCACCATTGGTTTGCTGGCGATGAATATCATCCCCGGCCTGAAGGCGGCAGTAACGGCAATCACAGAGCGGTTCCTTCCTACGAGAGGAACCTGATCATGATCATGTCGATTCTGGCGGCGCTGGATGCGCTGCTGTGTGTGCTTGTCGTTGTAGCTGCTCTGGAGTTCCTGCGCACCGTCCAGTTGTCTGGGCAGCCGCTATTGGGTATCTCCTTCTACCTGGTGGCTGGTGGTGCATTCGGAATCCTGTACGGAATCATGAAGGGCGCACCGGTTAATCCATTTTCGGTGATCCTCCATGCTGGGCTCGTACTTTACGCCTGGTCCCGGCGCCGGCAGATATTCGGTGGAGACCTCTCATGGCGCTGACACCCAAACAGGAAGCCTTTTGCCTGGCATACCTGAAGACGGGGAATGCCAGTGAGGCGTACAGGCTCAGCTACGACGCCAAGAACATGAAGCCTGAGACCGTAAATCGTACGGCAAAAGAGTTGATCGATAACCCCAAGATTGCCGCAAGAATGGCAGAACTGAATGCCAGCGCCGTTACCGATGCGGTGATGACCCGTCAGGAGGCCCTGGAGCGTCTTTCCAGATTCGCCCGTACCGATCTGGCTGACCTGGTGGAGTTCGGCAGCTATGAGATAGGCGAACAAGATGGACAGCCGGTAATCCAGGCGGCATGGAAGATCAAGGACTCAGCCCTGCAAGACCCGCAGAAGATGGCCGCAATCTCTGAACTGGCTGCCACGAAAGATGGCATTCGGATCAAGACCCATAGCCCTCTGCAGGCCATCCAGCAACTGGCAAAGATGCAGGGATGGGAGTCTGCGACGAAGCATGAAGTGTCCGGTCCTGATGGTGGTCCTCTGGCAGTTGCCACATTGACCAAGGAGGACTACAAGCAGGCTCGCAAAGAGATGCTGGCAGAAGATGATTGCTGATCCCGTGACGCTAGCCCGAAAGGAGGAGTGCGAAGAGGATGGGATGTACTTCGCCCGCTACTTCTTCAAGCAGCGCATGGGCAGCAAGATGGTTGTTGCGCCGCACCACCGTGTCATTCAGGACACGCTGGATCGAGTGGTGAGCGGCGAGATCACGCGACTGATCATCAACGTGCCTCCTGGATACACAAAGACCGAGTTGGCAACGATCAACATGATCGGTCGGGGATTGGCGCTGAACAACCGCGCCAGGTTCATGCACCTGTCCTACTCGCACAATCTTGCCCTACTGAACTCCAGTACGGCGCGCGGTATGGTGAAGTCCTCGGCGTATCAGGCCATGTGGCCTATGTCGCTGCGAGATGACGCCGACAGCAAGGCCATGTGGTGGACTGAGCATGGCGGCGGGGTTTATGCATCGTCCGCCGCCGGCCAGGTGACAGGGTTTCGCGCCGGCCACATGGAGCCTGGATGGCAGGGCGCGCTGATCATCGACGATCCGGTAAAACCGGACGATGCATACAGCGAGACTGTTCGTGACGGCGTGAATAGCCGATTCAACGAGACGATCAAGTCCCGCCTGGCGCTGGAAACTACGCCGATGATCGTCATCATGCAGAGGATCCATTACCACGACCTGAGCGGCTACCTTCTGCGAGGCGGGTCAGGGGAGATGTGGCATCACCTCAACCTGCCAGTGATTATCGACAACAGCGAGCCGTACCCAGCGGAAAACACTCACGGAATCCCGGTCGAGCATGGTCTTCCAGATGGCTGGCTATGGCCCTTCAAGCACAACGAGAGCCACCGCACAGCGCTTTTCTCGCATCGACGCACCGCAGAAGCCCAGTACATGCAGAAACCTCGGCGGTTCAACGCTGAGGGGGCGCTGTGGACCGAGCAACTGATCAATGCAGCGCATCAATTGCAGATCAGGGCCGACCGCAAGCGGTGCGTAGTGGCCATCGATCCCCAGGCCACCAACAGCGACGAGAGCGACGAAACTGGGATCGTGGCGGCGAGTTCCTACGGTGCTGGTGACTCCCGCCAGTTCTCGGTCGATGGCGATTACAGTGGGAAATACTCACCAGCCGGTTGGGCGAAAAAGGCTATGGCTGCATACGAGCAGCACCAGGCCGACGCGATCGTTATTGAGACGAACCAAGGCGGCGACATGGCGGAAGAGACCCTGAAGAACGCGGGTTTCAAGGGGCGAATCATCCGAATCCACGCCAACAAGGGAAAGTTCGCCCGTGCTGAGCCGATATCCGCCCTGTACGAGCAAGGCAGGGTGGCTCACCAAGGCGCGCTGTATCTGCTGGAGAACCAGCTCATGGAGTACATCCCCGCGACGGCGAAGAAGTCGCCGGACCGGCTGGATGCCATGGTCTACGCCTTGACCGAATTGGGCGGAGCCGCGCCGCTTGGCATCCTTCTTCCCGGAGCCCGCTGATGGCCATCTTCATCCTCAAGGAGCGCGCAACCAGCCGCTCCATGGTGGTCCGTGCTCGCTGCACGTCCTGCGCCCGCACCGTGGCGGTCGAGAACGCTGGCGCTGAAGGGACGATGGTATGGCGCGACCCCAACCTCTCTTCTGTCGAACTGGTCCGCGAGACGGACAAGCCAGGCCTCATCCTGAAATCGGACTGACCATGACTGACAAACTCGACCTCGCGGTCAATCACGCGATGAGCAGTGCTGTCGCGCGTGCGCGAATGAGCCTGCTGAACCAGGGCATCGGCCATGACGCCAAGCGGCCGCAGGCATGGTGCGAGTATGGTTTCCCTCAGGAAATCACGTTCAACGACCTGTACACCATGTACCGCCGGGGCGGTATTGCCCATGGCGCGGTCGAGAAGATCGTCACCACGTGCTGGAAGACAAATCCGAAGGTCATCGAGGGTGACGACCAGGATCGCTCCAAGGACGAAACCGAGTGGGAGAGGAAGAACAAGCCGTTGATCGCAGGCGGCAGGTTCTGGCGGGCTGTCTCCGAAGCCGACAGGCGCCGCCTTGTTGGCCGTTATTCTGGGTTGCTCCTGCACATCAGGGATAGCCAGTCGTGGGACAGGCCTGTCAGGGGGAAGGTCAATGGCCTGGCGAAGGTCACTCCGGCATGGGCTGGGTGCCTTAAGCCGAAGTCGTTCGACGAAAAGCCGGATAGCGATACCTACGGGCAGCCCACCATGTGGGAATACACCGAGGCTTCCCAAGCTGGCCGCCCTGGCCTGGTTCGGGATATCCATCCGGACCGGGTATTTATCTTTGGAGACTGGACCGGCGATGCAATCGGCTTCCTGGAGCCTGCCTACAACTCCTTCATCAGTCTTGAGAAGGTCGAGGGAGGCAGCGGCGAATCGTTCCTGAAGAACGCCGCACGCCAGCTCCTGCTGAACTTCGACAAGGAGATTAACCTCGGCGAGATCGCCAGCACCTACGGCGTGACGCTCGATGCGCTCAACGAGCGCTTCAACGAGGCAGCGCGCCAGCTCAACCTCGGCGTCGATGTCCTGCTCCCGACCCAGGGGGCGACCGTCACGCAGATGGTGTCCGCTGTTTCGGACCCCAGCCCCACGTACAACGTCAACCTGCAAACCGCCGCCGCCGGCGTCGACATCCCGACCAAGATTCTGGTGGGCATGCAGACCGGCGAGCGGGCGAGCAGTGAGGACCAGAAGTACCACAACGCCAGATGCCAGGCGCGCCGGGTGCAAGAACTGACGTTCGAGATCAACGACCTGTTCGCGCACCTGATGCGCATCGGCGTGGTTCCGCTGAAAGCCGAGTTCACCGCGATCTGGGATGACCTCACCGTGCCGACCAAGGCCGAGCGCTTGGCCAACTCCAAGACCATGAGCGAGATCAACAGCGCCGCGATCGGCACTGGCGAGCCCGTGTTCACGGCGGAGGAAATACGCGAAGAAGCTGGATACGACCCGCTCGAGGGTGGCGATCCGCTGCCTGACACCGAACCGGAGGATGACGATGCCGCGCGCACCGATCCTACCGGCGAGCAGCAGTGACCCGACCGGGGTAGATCGCCTGGAAAGAGGCGCAATGCGCGAGTTCGACAGGCGCATGCGGAAGATCAGGGATGGTTACGTGGCCGCCCTGGATCGAATCCCGGCCCAACCGGTGGTGAACGAGCAGTACACCTACCGTCTCGACCAGGCCCTTCTCTCCGCGATCTTCGCCGACACCAACCTGATGGTCGACGAGATCCTGCAAGAGGGCGGGGAGCGTGACCTCTGGTTCTTCGAGTCCTACGTCGGGGTTGCCTACATCCGCGGGACTGCGCAGACCCACGCCAACCTGGCGCAGCAGTCGCCGGCGTACCGCGCTGGCCGGGAGTCGCTGGATGTGCTCCTCCGATCCGACGCCTACCGCGCGCGCATGGCGCTGCTTCGCGCCCGGGAGTTCGAGGAGATGAAGGGCTTGTCCGGCCAAGTCAAGGCCGACATGGCGCGCATTCTCGCCGAGGGCATGGGGCGCGGGAAGAGTCCCCGCGAGATTGCACGGGACCTGACCGCCCAGACCGGCATCGAGGCGCGTCGAGGCCATCGCATCGCCCGCACCGAGGTCACTACCGCACTCCGAAGGGCTCGCTGGGACGAGAAAGACGCTGCCGAGGCCGATTACGGCGTCCAGTCGAAGCTGATGCACATGTCGGCCCTGTCCCCCAGCACTAGGGCCACCCATGCGGCTAGGCACGCCAGGCTCTACACCTCGGAGGAGGTGAGGGACTGGTACAGCCGAGACGGAAACTCGATCAACTGCAAGTGCAGCCAGGTCGAGGTACTGGTCGACGACGACGGGAACCCGGTTGTCCCGGCCATCGTCGAGCGCGCGCGCCGCAACTACCAAGTCATGAAAGCCAAAGGGCGCGGGCCCTGGGCGAAAGAGGATTGAGCCATGCCCATGCAGGTCAACATCACCACCCAGGTCAACAGCGCCAGTATTCGACGTGAGACCTACAACGGGCGCGAACACCTGGTGCTGCCGAGCTACACCCTGCCGGCCGGAGTGATCATGAATGGTGGTCTCTACACCGCCGAGCAGATCGACAAGCACTACCCAGGCCTGGAGGGAACGCTGGCGCCGCTCGGGCACCCGATGGTCGACGGGAAGTTCGTGTCTGCGTTCTCGCCTGAGGGGATCAACGCCGCCCACGTCGGCGCCTGGAACCGCAACGTGAAGAAGTCCGGCAACCGGGTTTACATGGAGAAGTGGGTCGACGTCGAGTTCGCCAAGTCCACGGAAGGCGGTCGTGAATTGTTGCAGCGCGTCGAGGCGCTGGAGAAGGGGGAGGACGTTCCCCCGATCCATACCAGCGTTGCAGCATTCCTCAACCGCATCGAGCCGAACGAAAGCCAGCGCGCCCAAGGCGCGGAGTGGGTCGCCGACATCCAGAGCATGGACCACGACGCGATCCTGCTGCACGAAGTAGGGGCGGCCACTCCTGAGCAGGGCGTCGGCCTCATGGTGAACGCGGACCAGGCTGTGCCGCTTCAGCCGAACTCCGGCGCCTTGGTTGGCGAGTCCTACCGGGAGCGTGAGCAGCGCCTAGACCGAGCCGCAAAGGAGCGATTCGCCTCCGGCCCCGACCAGTACGCATGGGTTGCCGATTTCACCGATTCCCAGGCCGTGATCAGCCTCAACGGCGGTGTGACCGAGGTATACGGCTACAAGGTCGAGGCAGGGAAGATCGTCTTCGACGAGTCCGGCCAGCCCGTTGTCCGGCAAGAGTCCTGGGTCGCCATGGTGGCCAACAGCATCAAGAACATTTTCACCCATCGTCAGGCTCGGCCTGATCAACCTGAGAAGGAGGGCGACATGCCCCTGACCCCCGAAGAAAAGGCCGAAATTGTGAAGGAAATCGGCACCAACACCTCCAGCGCCATCAAGGAACTGGCGGACACCATCATCAAGCCCCTGGCCGACAAGGTCGACGGCCTGGTCGCCAATCACAAGGCGCTGGCGGATACGCTGACCGCCAACCAGCGCGCCGAGGAAGACAGCATGCGCGAAGCGGTCAAGGCCAAGTTTGGCGAGGTCATCGCCAACAGCCTGGCCGGCGACGCGCTCAAGGAAATGTTCAAGCAGTGCGGCGAGTCCGCCCCGCTGGGCGCCAATGCCGCCACCGACAAAGGCGGTCTCACCGCCGATATCAACAACCTGCCGAAGGAGTAAGCCATGTCTCGCTATCGTCGCGTGAACATCGACGGCAAGTCGCTGTTCAAGACCGAAACCCGCAAGACCGCCGCGGCACTCCTGCCCGGCACGTTCGCCGTGATCAATGGCAGCGACCTGTTCGCCCAGGCAAGCGCTAGCGTTGGCCGCCTCTACGTCATCGACTGCGCTCATCACGAAGGACTCAACATCCGCGATGCGGTTCCCGCCGGCCATTCGGCCGTGGGCAACTACGTCGAAGAGGGTCGCGAGCTCGCCGTGCTGTGCCCGGCCGGCACCTACAAGAAGGACACGCCGATCAAACTCGGCACCAGCGGCCAGGGTGCCATCGCGTCGAGCGATACCGACACGGTCCTCGGTTACAGCCAGGACGATGCAGTCATCGCCTCCGGCGAAACCGACTTCATCCGCATCCGCTTCCGTGTCGGCAGTGTCGCCGCCCCGGCGCCCTAATAGGAGTACGGACACATGTTCCTCACCCAGCAAGCAATCGCCGCCCATCCCCGCCTGATGGGCCACTTCCAGGAGTTGCAGGCCAACCGCAACATCTGGAACAACCAGAACGCCGCTATGCTCGCCGAGCACCGCGGCGCCATGACCCCGGGAATGCTGGCCTGCAATGCGCTGGCCGGCCTGGGTCGTGAGTTCTGGGCAGAGATCGACGCCCAGATCATCCAGTACCGCAACCAGGAGACCGGCATGGAGATCGTCAACGACCTCCTGCAGGTGCAGACCGTTCTGCCGATCGGCAAGAGTGCCAAACTCTACAGCGTGGTCGGCGACATCGCCGATGACGTGTCGGTGAGCATCGACGGCCAGGCCCCGTATTCCTTCGATCACACCGAGTACAACTCCGACGGCGACCCGATCCCGGTATTCACCGCCGGCTACGGTGTCAACTGGCGCCATGCCGCCGGCATGAACACTGTCGGCATCGACCTGGTTCTGGACTCGCAGGCTGCGAAGCTCCGCAAGTTCAACAAGCGGATCGTTGCCTACACCCTGGACGGTGCCACCAACATCCAGGTCGAGAACTACCCGGCTCAGGGTCTGCGTAATCACCGCAACACCATCAAGGTCAACCTGGGCTCCGGCGCTGGCGGCGCAAACATCGACCTGACCACTGCCACCCAGGAGCAACTGGCTGCGTTCTTCACCACCGGCGCTTTCGGCCAGGCCGCCCGCAACAACAAGGTCGATGCCTATGATGTGCTCTGGGTGTCCCCGGAAATCTGGGGCAACATGAACCGACCGGCAACCGTGGCAATCGGTGGCGGCACGATCCTGAGCGGCGGCACTGTTTTGCAGTTGATCACCCCGTTCATCCCGGCTCGTGAGGTTCGCCAGACCTTCGCCCTGTCGGGCAACGAGTTCCTGGGTTATCAGCGACGTCGTGACGTGGTGTCCCCGCTAGTCGGCATGGCTACCGGTGTTATCCCGCTGCCGCGCCCGCTGCCGCAGGTCAACTACAACTTCCAGATCATGAGCGCCATGGGCATCCAGGTGAAAAAGGACGACGAAGGTCTGTCCGGCGTGATCTACGGCGCCAACCTGGCGTAAGGGGGCGACGTGCGCTACGAAGTGACCCGCGCCTGGCATGGCGTAAGCGTGGGCGACGTGGTGGAACTGGAGCACCTTCACCCGTCGCTGAAACCCAACGTGCGCCCCCTCGGCGGCGAGTCCGTCCTCGAAGCAGCTACTCCGGCTGCAAGTTCGGAAGTCGAGCAGAAACGCCGCGGGCGACCGCCGAAAACCGAGTGACCGGTGCGTGACGAGAGGCCGCCTGCGGGCGGCTTCGTCGTTTCTGGCCTCAGCGATGGGGCCCTTTCTTCCAGGAATCGGACATGATCACAGTTGAACAGGCCCGGCAGTACTTGCAGAGCCAGGGCATAGACAACGTGCCCGATTTCATCCTTGCGGCGTGGATCGAGCAATTGCAGCAGATCCAGGACTGCCTGGATGCCCATTACCCGGCATCGACCGCGCTGCTGATTCAGGCCTACCTGCTGGCGCTATTCGCCCTGGCCCAGGCCGACAAGTACATCAGCAGCCAGACGGCACCATCCGGCGCTTCTCGATCGTTCCGCTACCAGGCCTTTGCTGATCGCTGGAAGGCGCAGTTGGCCCTGCTGAACGCCCTGGACAAGTACGGATGTGCGACGGGGCTGATTCCCCCGAACCCAACCCAGACCGCACACGGCGGTCTTTGGATCGCGCGCGGTGGCTGCATGTGTGGTGACTCATGAGCACAACGGCTAGCTGGAGCTATTCCAACACGGCGACGGTTCGGCCATTCCTGCACTTCGACCTTTCGACGCAGGAGGCCGTTTACGGTCCCGAGTACGAGATCGCTTGCACCTGGGTAGCGAAGGGTGAACAGGTCCGCGACAACAACGGCGCCGAGTTCGTATCGCGCCACCAGATATTCACCGAGGACCGCCGTCCGAAGTACCTGGACCTGATCCAGTTCGACGGCTCCAACGGCTGGGAAGAGATTCGCTCGGTGACGAACTGGGACATGTCCTTCTTCGGCGAGCAGCCGGACTTTCTACTGGTGACCTGACATGGCAATCCAAGGCATCGACCGCGTCCGGCGGAATCTTCGTGTGGCTGTCGAGAACATTGCCGGCGGTGTTTCCGAGCGCGCTGTTTATGAGGTGCTGAGCCAGGGAGCGACAATGGCGCAGACCATGACACCGATCGACACATCGACTCTGGTCAACAGCCAAACGGCCCCCCAGATTACTGTTGGCCCAAACGGGGTCGAGGGCAGCGTCGGTTACACCGCTGCCTACGCAGCAGCAGTCCACGAAGCACCAGGCACTCTCGCCGGCCAGCCACGGGACGAGAACGACCCTGGCCGGGGGACTACTGGGACCCGAATGCGGAGCCTGAATTTCTCACGAAGGGCTTTGACCAGATCATTCCAGCCATCCCGGCCATCCTCCGCAGGACATACCGCGTATGACCCCCTACGACGCCTTCCAGGACTGGCTGGCTTCGATCCTGGGCGAGGGCTACCAGTACAGCCGCGGGATGTGGGTCGACCACCCCTCGCTCGACTCGGCATTCATCGCAGCGATCCAGCAAACCGGCGGTCCCCCGACCCAGGTCGACATTCGCCGCCTGCGGTTCAAGGTGATCCTCCTCGGCCCGAAGGGCGTCCGGAAACACGTTGTCGACGTCGGCAACTCAATCGAGACCCTGGCGCAGGCAGCGCTTGGCGACAGCGTCCCCTGTGGCGCCGCATCTGTTCGGGCAATCGGCGCGCCGATAGGGCCCGGATACACCACCGAAAACCGGGCCTGGTACAGCCTGGACCTTGAAGTTCTCTATTAATCAGGAGGCCAGACATGGCTTGCAAGAAGCTCAAATTTCCGGGCCGCGACGTCGTGCTCGAGTATTTCATCGGGTGTGGCGATGTGTTGCCGGCGGAGACTGACTGGCTCCGTTTCGGGTCGCTCCGCACGAAGGAATTCACCGTCGAATGGGACACCATCGACGCAACCGATTCCGACTCGGTCGGCGCGCTGCGCGAGAACCTGGCCAGCTTCCAGACGCTGACCATTTCCGGTGACGGTACCGTGAAGTCCTCGGGTGCTGGCGCGCAGAACCTGATCGACCTGACGAAGCATGTCGTGAAGCCGGACGCGACCGGCGGGCAGCCTGTTGTCTGGATGCGCATGACCTTCCCGGACCTGACGTTCACCGCATTCATGCTCATCAGCAACCTCAGCCGCTCCGCACCATACGACGATGTCACCACCTACAGCTTCGAGGCTTCGGCGACCGCTTCGGACTTCGGCCTGATCGTCGAGGATACCCCCGACGCTGATGCGCCGGACCCGACCAGCATTCAAGTCGTGCCGGAGACTCTCTCGCTGACCGTTGGCGAGGGCTTCAACTTCGAGGGCGTCGTGCTGCCTGTTGGCGCTCCGCAAGGCCTGCGCTGGACCTCCAGTGCGCCGACCGTGGCCGCGGTGAACGCGGTTACCGGCGATGTGAGCGCGCTGTCGGCCGGCACTGCTACGATCACCGCTGCTTCCAGCGTAGCCCCGGGCGTCACCGATACCGCAACTGTCACGGTCATCCCGCTGGTGCAGGGCATCACTGTCTCGCCGACCTCCGTCTCGATCGCCGAAGGCGCCACCCAGCAACTGACCGCCGCTGTATCCCCGACCGGTGCGGCTCCTGGCCTGGTCTACGAAAGCGCGGCGCCGGCGATTGCCACCGTGAGCTCGACCGGCCTGGTGACCGGTGTTGATGTCGGTACCACCACGGTGAAAATCACCAGTGCGGCGCGGCCGTCGGTGAGCGTGACCGTTCCGGTAACCGTTACTGCACCGTGATCCTCACCGAGATCGGTGAGATAGGCGTACACACGGCCTCAGGGGAGTGCTTTCTCCTGCGGCCGTCCCTGTACGCCATGACCCAGCTCGGTACGCCGGCCGAGATTGTCGACGTCTTCGCGCGCGTCATGAGCGACCCGATCACCGAGAAGCATCAGGCGGACCAGTTCGCGGACGCCCTGGCCGTGGTGGTGGCCTGTGGTGAGCAGGACCTGTCCGACGTGTTTGGCTACTACGACCAGGACCTCGTCTACCGGCCAGGAACTGCGGATGTCGAGCACCTTGTGCCTCTCGCGCGCTGCCTGCTGAAGCACGGCGTCACAGGAGCGCTTCCGCCGCTTCCCCGGCGCCACGACGAAGAGCCGAACTACTCGGGGGAGTTCGTTGCGCGGGAGTACGTTGCGACGGCGATAGCGCACTTGGGGCTGAGCGAGCGCGAAGCCTGGTCCATGACCATGACCGGCCTGATCGGCGCTCTGCGCGCGAAATACCCCCCAACCGAATCGAACGCTCCGGGCGCCAGAGCCCCGACCGCGGCAGAGCATGACGCGACGATGGAGTGGTTCGACAAGATCGAGGCCAAGCGCAAGGCGCGGGCGAAAGGAGCACCCTGATGGCTGAGAATGTCGGCAGCATCTACTACACCGTCGAGGCGGATACCTCCAGCCTCGTCAACGGTGCGAACGCCGCCGATCGCTCGCTGGACAGCATGCAGGGTTCCATGCAGCGGACCGATGCGACTGCTGGGAAGTTGCAGACCCGCATGACCAGGGTAGCGGGAGCTGTGCGGCAGGCCAACCAGCAGATCGGCGCCCAGACCTCGGCATACAGTGGGCTGACCCGGGTCGTTGCCGCTTACCTTTCGCTCCGGACGCTCCAGTCGGTCATCGAACTTTCCGACCAGTACGGCCAGATGGCCTCGCGCATTCGGAACGCTACCAGTAGCGCCGAAGAGTACGCCATGGTGCAGGAGCGGCTGTTGCAGACCGCCAACGGCACCTTCCGGGCGCTGAGCGAGGCTCAAGAGGTCTACCTGGCTACGGCTGACACGCTCAGGGATCTCGGTTACACCACGTCCGACGTCCTGGACATCACCGACTCGTTCTCCTACGCGCTGGTTCGCGACGCCGCGCGCGCCGACCAAGCCACCACCGCCATGGATGCGTGGTCCAAGGCGCTGATGAAGAACAAGGTCGAAGCCGATGGCTGGGCCTCGATCATGGCCGCGACGCCGTCGATCGTCGAAGGCATCGCCGAGGCTACCGGGCGGACCCAGGCTGAAATCCGGCAGTTGGGCGCCAGCGGGAAGCTGTCTGTCGAGGCGCTGAACGAAGGGTTGCGCCGCACCCGGGACGAGAACAAGGCACTGGCCGACGAGATGGAAACATCGGTCGCAGACTCGTTTACCAAGCTGCGCAACAGCATGACGGTGTTCATCGGAAAGGTGAACGAGTCGAGCGGCGCCAGCCAGGTTCTGACCAGCAACATCGCCGAGCTCGCGAATGCATTGCAGGACCCCGAGACCATTCGTGCCGCCCAGGAGTTGGCGGCCGGGGTGGTGGGCGCCCTCAACCAGATCATCGCCGGCGCGAAAGAAACCGTTCGGATCGTCAAATGGGCGGCCGAGGGAATTGCCGCGGCGCTACACGGCGCGGCGTCTGACGATATTGTCCGCCTGGAGGACCAGCTCAACACGTACCAGGAGATGCTGGCCAACCCGCTGAAGCGCCTGCGTATCGGTGGGAAAGGGCAGGCGATCGCGCTGTTCAGTGAGGACGAAATCAAGGCGAATATCGCCGCGACGCAAGCGCTGATCGACCAGTTCTACAAGGACCAGGAGAAGAAGCCTCCGGTAGTTGTGCCGAACGTAGAGTCACCGTCTACCCAGGGTAAATCGGGCGGGAAGACCGGTACCGTCAACGCCGAGGCCGCTGCCACGACAGGCACGAAGAAGCTCACCGAGGCGCAGAAGGCGGCCAAGAAAGCCGCTCAGGAACTCGCCCAGGCGCAGAAGGAAAACATCGACACCATTGCCAGCCTTGGCCAGCAACTCGCTCTTGTCGGCCTGAAGGGCAAGGACCTGATGCAGACCCAGGCAGAGCTGCAACTCAACGAGTACGCCACGCCGGAGCAGGTCGCCCAGGTCCGCGCGCTCGCCGCGGCACTGTACGAAGCGCAACAGATCGAAGCCAACAAGCAGTTGCTGGGTCAGATGGACCCGATCGCCGGCGAAGATCAGCGCTATCAGACCGAACTGGAGAACCTGAAGAAGCTGAACGAGGCCAAATTGCTCGAGGACCAGCGCTACCTGGAACTCAAGGCGCAGGCCGAGCAACAGCACGATGCCACGATGAAGCAACTGGAGGAGGAGCGATTCCGCCGCCAGGCTGCCGGCAACGAGATGATCATGGCAACGCTTGATCAGGTGCAGCAGGCCGGCACGAACGCTCTGACAGGGCTGATAACCGGGGCGAGCAATGGTGCTGACGCCATGCGACAACTGGCCGGCGCCATGCTGAACCAGGTCGTCGGTGCCCTCGTCAAGGTCGGCATCGAGCAGGCGAAGAACTTCATCATGGGTCAGGCCCAGCAGGCGGCTGCGGCGACGACAGCCGCAGCGACCGGCGCCGCTATGGCTTCTGCCTACGCGCCAGCCGCTGCTGCCGCTTCGGTTGCGTCATTCGGCGGGGCGGCAACGGCTGGCCTTACCGCAATGGCGGCCGCCATCCCGGCAATGCTTGGGATGTTCGCTGGAGGTCGCCAGTACGGCGGTCCCGTAGGGGCGGGCGGCATGTACCGGATCAACGAGAACGGCGCACCAGAGGTATTCCAGGCTGCGAATGGCCGGCAGTACATGCTGCCGAACACCCGTGGAGAGGTGATCAGCAACGGCGACGCCTCCGCTCAAGGCTCGCCGCAGATCAGCCTGCAGATCATCAACAACGGTCCTCCGGTTTCCGCCACCGCCACCATGGACGGGAACAACCTGCGGGTAACTCTCGATGCGGTCGAGCAGGACTTTGCCAACAAGGTTTCGTCCGGCCAGGGGCTTTACCCGAAAGCAATCGAAGGCGCCTATGGATTCAAGAGGGCAGGGCGATGATCAAATGGCCTGATGGCCTTCCCTTCCCGCTCAGGGAGGGTTACGGCTTCAAGACGGTAGAGCCTATGGCCAGGACGTCCCTCCAGAGCGGTCGGGCACGCTACAGGCGGAACTTCAGCAATGTGCCGGTCGCACTGGAGGTTTCCTGGCTGTTCACTGCTGAGCAGGCTCGGCTGTTCAAAGGGTGGTACCGAGACGTCCTGAAAGATGGCGTCAAGTGGTTCGAGTGCGATTTGCGTACGGAGGAGGGAATCGTTCCGTGCAACTTGCACTTCGAGGGGATCTACGACGGTGGCTATCTCGTCGGGCGCGACCACTGGCGTTTCAACGCAACCGTCGTGATGCGAGAGCGCTCGATCATCGATCCTGGGTGGGCCGAGATTCTGCCCGAGTACATCCTCCTCGCGGATATCTTCGACATCGCGATGAACAGGGAGTGGCCTCGACATGGCGACGGCTCTTGAGCGCTTCTATGCCTCCGGCGGTGAAGACCTGAAGCTCGCCACGGTCGAGTTGTCATGTCCGGCGTGGCCGGAGCCTATCCTCATCTGCCAGGGCTATGACGACCTCACCTGCATGACCGAAGACGGGCGGCTACTTACGTTCATCGCCGGTGCGATCGATGTATCGATTCCGAAGCGAGACAACAGCGGAAACCAGAACGTTGGATTCGCAATCGACAACGTGACCGGATTCGCACAGCAGCGTATCAACGAAGCCCTGGAGGCGGGGGAGTATGTGACCCTGATCCTGCGGATATATCTGGAAAGCGATCTCACAGCACCCGCTGAGCGGCCATACCGCATGAGGGTCAAGACGCCGGGTTTCGAGGGTCTCACTGTTCAGGTCGAGGCCGGTTACTACGACCTCATCAACACCGCCGCGCTGCGCCACATCTACAACGTCAGCGAGTTCCCCGGACTCAAATACTGGCCTTGATCCCATGCCGAACAGATACCTCACCGCCATCTATACCGAGGGCGGGCGGGCCCTGCCGTGCCTGGACTGCTGGGGCCTGACGCTCATAGCGCGGGTTGAGCTGTTCGGACTGCCGATGCTGACCGACTTCGGTGGTGTCACGCGACTCACCCCGGTTTCGATGCAGCGGGCGTGCGATATGGAGATCCAGCGCGCGCTCGAGCAATGCGAGCCAGGACCTGGGGTCATCGCCGCGGCCTATAGAGGGCGTCTGCTCGATCACGTAGGTCTGCTGGTCGAGGTGGATGGTCGCCTGCGGATTCTCGAAATCAACCCGGGAAGCGGGGTGTCGCTCACTCCGCTCCAGAAGTTCTCCGACAAATACTCCAAGGTGGTCTTCTACCGTGATCGAAATCTACCCATCGCTCCTTGACGGAGAACCGCTGGAGAGGCATCCGATCGGCCGCAGGATGACGATCCATGCGTGGCTGACTGCGAATTCGCCTGGGTACCGCTGCCACGACGTTCATCCGTTCTCCATCGGTGTCGTCCCCGCCGAGGTTGCGCTCTGCGGGGACCTGACCGACAAGCAGAAAAAGGCGCATGAGGAGTTCGTCCATCCCGGTGAGTGGGCCGAGCGCATCATCGACCGCGGCGACATTGTGAGGATCTACAAGCTCCCGCGCGGGACTGATCCGTTCACGATTACTGCGGCCCTTTTCAAGGGGGCGCAATCGGTTTTTCGGATGCTCATGCCTCAATTGCCTGGCATGCCAACGAACCCAGGGCAGGGCGCGTCGCTCTCTGAAACCAGTGCGCGTGGAAACAAGGTCAAGCTCGGCGATGCGATACGCGAAGTCGCTGGCCGTCGCCTGATTTATCCCGACTACATCCTGCCGCCCCGGAAGTATTTCGCCGGTCCGCGTGAGCAGTGGACCGAAATGCTCCTGTGTATTGGCCGTGGTCGGTTCCAGATCGCCGAAGGGGCAGCGAAAATCGGTGACACGTCGTTCCTGGCACTGGGCGCTGATGCCTCTTTCCAGATTTTCGAACCAGGGCAGAACGTCAGCGGGCACCCGGCATCGGTCTGGTGGCACCTGGTTGAGGAAGTTGGTGCGAGCTCAACTGGTAATGCCGGCCTGGACCTGACCGAGAGCTCCAATCTCACCCCGAACCCGTCGGCAACTACGTTCACGTTTTCCGGAACGAACATCATTATTTCTGCCGGAGCCGGGTCGTTCCCCTCTGACTGGGTTGCGGGGACGATCCTGCGGGTTGAGGCGATGTACCCCTATTCGGTGAACGATGGCGGCGGTTCTGACCGCGATGTCGTGACCGGTGACATCGCGCAACTGGGCCTGGATATCGGAGACGAGATCGAGGTTGTTGGCACCAACGGCGGCCTCTACCTGGTGAACGACATCACCTCAACGTCGATGACGCTCAACTACAGCAACGGTTCACCGGCCAATGCGTTGCAGACCGGTTCCGGCAATGCAGCAATCGGCCCGCGCGGACTGCGCTATCGGATCACGTCCTACAGCGCGCAGCAACTCACCGTCGAGCGGCTGACCAGTGCCGGCGGTGTAGATGTGGACTGGCCTGGATTTACCGCGCTCAACTCGTCTACGTCCCGAGTCACCATCGATCCGACCAGCCTAGAAGGGGGCTGGCGCGGTCCCTTCCCGGCGTGCCCTGTATCGGAGAAGACCAACTTCGTCGAGATCGACGTATTTTGCCCGGAAGGGCTTTGCGGTGTAGGAAGGGAAGGGCAGATCTACCAGATCCGCACCTATTACGACATCCAGTGGCGAGACATGGCCATCGGCGGCGCATGGACGACGGTCAGCAAGAACCACGCAGGGAGTTCACTGGATCAGCAAGGATTCACGGACGGCATCTCGCTGCCTTACATGATGCGACCCGAATTTCGCATTCGAAAAGTGTTCGTCAACCAGGGTGGCAACTCTACGTCCGAATACCGGGACCGGACTCAGTGGTACGGGATGCGCGCGCGCCTGCAGGCTCCATCGTCCTACGCCGGCGTCACGGTAATGGCTGTTCGGTATCGGTCGTCTGACCGTATCGCAGCCCAGACCGAAAGCCGCGTCTCGGTAGAGGCTACCCGCATGCTACCGACTCGGCAGAACGGTGCATGGACACCCGAGATCGCAACGCGAGACATCGTCCCGTTCCTCTGCTACATCGCCAAAGAGCGCGGCTACACAGACGCCGACCTCGACCTTGAAGAACTTGATCGGCTGGACGCCATCTGGAAGGACCGCGGCGACACGTTCGACATGATCTACGAGGACGGCAAGGTCACGGTCGCGCAGATTATGGATGACGTGCTTGCAGCCGGGTATGCGGAGAAGACGATCAAGCGCGGCGTGATCTCCGCAGCCCGAGACGAACCAAGGACCACATTCGGGCACATGTACTCGCCGCAGAACATGGATGGCCCTCTGAGGATCAGCATCAGCGCTCCGTCGGAGGACGACTACGACGGTGTTGACGTGGAGTTCGTCAACGCCAACGGATGGATCGAAGATACCGTCCAGTGCCGCCTGCCCGGCGATGTCGGTCGGAAGGTCGAGAAGATCACAGCTGTCGGTGTGACAAACCTCGATCGGGCCTGGCGCTATGGCATGCGCCGCAGGATGGCACAGCGATACCGGCGAGCCGAGTATTCGTTCGATACCGGACTCGACGCGCTGAACAGCGAGTTCTGGGATTATGTGGCTCTCGCCGGCGATGTTCCCGGCCCCGGCCTGGCGCAGAGCGCATACCTGAAATCGTTCGTGATCGCTGGAAACTCGGTCCTGATCGAGTCCAGCGAGCCGCTCGACTGGTCACTGCTGAACTCTCCAGCGCTCTACTTGCGCCGGCCAGACGGAACGGTTTCCGGCGGATACCCGGCATCTCGGATCGACGACTACCGGCTGAGCATTCCCAGCATCGACTTCGTCCCTGATGTTTCCTGGGAAATCGAACCGCCGCACCTGCTGCTGGGAAACCCATACCCGGCCCTGATCAGTTCCATAGACCCCAACGGCAATACCGCGGCGTCCGTTCGAGCGGTGAACTACGACCCCAGGGTCTACACCTACGACAACGCCAGCGCCCCCAACTGACCGCACACACAAAACCATAGCCCGCCATAGAGCGGGCTTTCTTATGCTTGGAGAAAAGCATGGACTACGATACCAGCGGTTTCCCGCTCGGCTCGAAAGACCCTCGCGTCTTGTACAAAAACGCCAAGAATTTCGACTATGCGATGAATGATCGCGAAAGCGTTTCGTGGGTTGACCGCTTCGGGGTATCTCGCAAGACTTGGTTCGGTGTCGAGCAGCAGGTAAATGACTACCTAGCATCTCAAGGATTCGAGCCAGGCTTCCTTGAATATGTCGACGGCTCGCCGCTGACCGTAGATCGTTCGACCCAACTGATCCAGCGCGACGGAAACCTCTACAGCGTCAAGCGTCCTGCATCGTTCCCCGTGACCCTTTCCGGCAACTGGGCTGCCGACGAGCCGCTGCTCGTTGCGCAAGTTGACCGGACGCTGCAAGCCACCCTGGCCACCAGCGCTGGCGCCGGGATGATCGGCTATCGCGAGCGCACCGTAGCCGACCGCCTGAACGATACTGCGAACGTCAAGGACTACGGCGCTATCGCAGACGGGGCTTATCACCCGTTGTCAGAGCGGTTCGCTACGCTCGCCGAGGCGCAGGCGGTTTATCCGCACGCCACTGCGCTGACCGACAGTATCGACTGGGCGGCGTGCCAGGCAGCACTGAATTCTGGAGGTATTGTTGATTTCAGCGGAAACCCGAGAAACTACAATATAAATAGGGACTTAGTAGTTACTGCTGATGGAACTACGTTACTTTTGCGTAAATGTGCGTTCACCGCATCGCCATCTTTCAGTGGCGTAATGATGCTTGATATTAGGGCTGATAATGTGAGCCTGCTCGGTGGCGCAAACTTTCATGCCGCCAATATGCCAAGGCCGGCAGCGGATTTTTCCACCTCCAGCTTTATTGGATTCGTCATAGGTCAGAAAGGCACCGAGGATAACGTTTACTCTGGACTGAATGTGACAGGCGGGGCCATCTTGGTAAACGATGGGCCTGCCGCAGCAATTGGTTTGCAATACTGCACGGATTTCCATATAGACAACGTCTATGGGTATTACTGTGACAACTCTGAGTCGTATGTTGGCCCCGGTGTAATCTACTTTAACCGTTGCACTAAGTACAGCGTCAGAGAGGTTGGGGCTTCTAATTTCAAATGGAAGGGCTCTATAATGCGAACGGTTCTGACTTCTCTGTTGATACAGTCTTTTGCACAGATGGAGTAGAAGATCAAGCAGCCATCTTCTTCGCTATGTGTAACGGGTTCGAGGCAAATCAACTACAATCTAGAAAGAGCTTTGGGGTAAAGCTAGATAGATGCAACGACTTCTCATGCAGTGGCATCCATGCAAACTGTAATGATATCGGTCAAATAGGTGTGATGATTCAGGGCTGTATTGGATATAGTCTTAATCAAGTTTTTGTAAGAGGTTATGCTATAGCGGGAGTTGAGGTAAGTTACCATCCAGGCCCTCCGGCAGCAAACGCCTTGGTCGGGGTGGTCAACGGATTTGAAATTAGAAATGGAAAATCCGGCTCTCTGGCTGCATTGAGAATTTTTGGTTCAACTACGGAAACTGTAGGTCAACTCCAAATTTCTGGCGGATATATATACTCATGCTCTCGCGGGATTGTAGTAAGAAATGTAGGTTCGTCTGTTCTGAATAGACAATTTTCGGTTAAGGATGTTGTTGTAGATACTTTTGATGTTGCCGGGATTGAAGGCGTTTCGCGCGAGATGTCAATCCGTGGCGTTGAGTTCTTCAACGTTTCGTCATCCGCAGTTGCATGCATTGACCTACATCATGAGCCTGGGCAGACCTGCGATTTTGTCTCGATAAGCAATTGCTCTACAGGGAATGTTCCGTCAGGAGTTAACTTCATTAGGGCAACAAGCACAACCACGCGCAGACTAAAGATTGGTGACGTGATGATCAGCGGCTGCACATTTAAAGGTGGAGCTCGACTACTTGACCTGGCTATGACGCAAACAGACGACTATGTTCGGACGCTAAGTGTCTTTGGAAACACCCACAACGGAGCGTCAAGCGGAACCTCAGTTGGCCTTGGAAATTCCGCCACAACTGGAAATACGCAGGTAAGCATTATTGGTAATATGCTTCTTGGTACATCACTAGCAAAGGTGGCAATTAATTTTGTTGAAACTGCCGCCTCTGGTCGCTGGAATGGGGTTGTAGAGAACAATATGGCTACAATAAACAACAAGCCTAACAATGTGTGAAGTTGGGCGGCGTATGCCGCCCTGCTCCTACTTTCCGGCGTGCCAGGTCTTTATGAGTTTGCGGGCGTGCTCAACTTCGCCTACCTCTGCATCCTTTGTGATTTTCGCAGGGTCTGCTGGCGAACCAATATCGTTGTTCTTCTTCAACTCAGACAGGAAAACAGCATCCAAGTGCTTGCGCAATTCTGGCTCGCAGGCATCAATAGTCTTGTCCTGAATGGAAGCTATATCGTTGTTCTGCACGGTTGCTTTGTCGTAGTTAGTTCGCAAACAGTCCCAGTAAGAACCTATTGTGCTTGGATCATCCTTTTTTCCTATTTCATCCGCAAGCGCCAAGGTGGTAGAGCAGATAAAAATAGCTGATGTTTGCATAAGTAATTTTACTTTCATGTTGGCATCCTTTTGAATATTTCTAACCGTTTATCGCTCCGTTACATTAAGCGCGCAACTCCCGCAATGCCTCCGGGTGCATGCCGGCAACCTTGATTAAAGTTTTCGCTGCTCCAGATGGGGATCTACGTCCTTGCTCCCAGTCTTGCAGCGTGCGGACGCTCACGCCTAAAAGTTCGGCGAACTCAGACTGTGGCATGCCAACTTTTGCGCGAACTTCGGCAACCGGAGAAAGTTCAATCTGCGTTGAGCGGGCGATCTTCCCCTTCTTCATTTCGTCAATCGAGGCGAGGAGATCGGCCTCGAAGGTTTCAAGTTCCTTATCCATTCATAGCCTCTTTCAATTTGCTCAAGGTGGATGCTGGTAGGTTATCGAACTTTGATTTTGTGTACGCTATCAGTAGCCAGATGGATTGCGCCTCTTCGGCGTTGTAGTAGATCACGCGCGCGCCGCCGCGCTTACCTATGCCGGGGCGAGACCAGCGCACCTTGCGAAGCCCACCCGATCCTGGGATCACATCTCCGACCAAGGGGTTGGCTGCAATCCACGTAATGAACTCCTCCCGTTCGAGGTCGTTCCAGATGTCGTCTGCATAGCGTTTGAAAATCTCTGTTTCAATGACTGTTCGCATTTTTTGATTATACGGCAGAGCCGTACATTCTGGCAAATTGACGATAAGCATGATTCCAGGCCCCGCCGAAACGGGGCCAAGAATCTCATCGAATGCGGAATTCAGAATACTGGTTGAGCCCCAGCCGCCGCTGTACGGCATCGAACTCACCATCGAAATCCCTCCTGAGCTTCCAGACGCCCATGTAGCCATCCTTGAAGTGGTCGATCATCTCTACGCCCGCGCGGGAGCCGTGCTGCCCAAGGAAGCTGTAGAGGCTGTGGCGCTTGAAGATTTCGAACAGGTACTGGAAGTGGTGGCAAACGAAGTACACGTCGTAGAGCTGGTGGTCGTTGAGCATGGTGCCGCAGCGTTTTTCAGGCTTCGGCAGCCATTCGCCTTCGTGAACGCTGTAGGCGGCGACGAAGTTGCGGGCCGCATCCAACTGATTGGCGGGGATGTCTGTGGCAGACCGAACCCCGAATGCGGCATGGGTCTGTGACCATATTTTCGCGGTGGCGCGTCGGCGGACTTCGACTGGGAGGGCGGCTACCTTGCCCCTGATCAGCGAGCCGAGCATGTGGAAGCCGTCGGTGCCGATGGTTTCGCCAACCAGGGTTGCCATCTTATTGCTGGAGTCCTCATAGCGACCATGCTTGCGAATCGCAGGAAGTACCTCGGCGGTTACCCACTTCTTGAAGCGCTTGGCCTCAGCCTTGCGGCTGCGCAGGATCGCCGAGTACAGCCCAGACTCGTTGATGACCAGCATTTCCTGATCGCCGCCAGGGGTACGCACAATCTGCGTACCCTTCTCGTCATCGTCGAGATTGCGCGTCATGTCACCGGCAATTCGGTATTCCAAGGCGCAAGAAACATCAGCCGCTACGAACCAAGGCTGATCATCGATCAGCAGGGTGCGGACTTCGCGAGCATCGAACTGGAAGGGAATTACTTGAGCGGTTTGCATGATGAGGACTCCTTACCTGTTTGGGAGTTCGCCATCTCTGCGACCAAGAAGAGGGAGGCGAACTGTACGCGGGTTGGCCGACCGGGGGTAAGGCTCCCGGCACACCCGAAGGTGTCCCACGCACAGCCCGCCATAAAGCGAGGGCACAAAAAAACGCCCTGCGGCGCTGTGCGCCTTACCGATTCGGGCGGCCAAGCCCGACCGCTGAATTTGCAGCGGCGGGCAGACTATGGTTTAGGCGTACGACAGTGTCAAGGCGTCTAAGGGATGACAATATGCTACGTTTCGTCGATCTCAATGGAAGGAAGATCCAAATGTTCAAGAAAAGCATGACCTGTATTGTCCTGTGCATTGCCGCATTGAGCGGCTGCGCGACTCCACCACCCCCGGCTCCCAAGGTGCAGACCCCAAAGCCAAAAACCGTATCGTTTGAGCTGAGCGACCAGCAGCGTGAGCATGCAATGGCGTCCGTTCGAGAGGTCTTGAAAGACCCGGACTCCGCAAAGTTCAGTGGATTGATTGGCGTTCGTTCGATTGCAGCCCCGCCAGATAAATACTCCATCTGCGGCAAGGTGAATGCGAAGAACAGCTATGGTGGATACACAGGCTTCACTAGGTTTGCCGTGCTTGACAGCAGCGTGATTCTTGCCGACTCGACTCGCTTCAACAGGGAGATGGTCGAGATCGCTTGCAGGGTTACAGAAAAGTAAAGACAGAATCAGAAAAGCAAAACCCCCGGACGTTCACAGCGTGCCGGGGGTTTTTATTTCCACCCCTTGGGAAGGACAAGGAGCAGAACATACGTGAATCGTAGACCAATCTTGCTGAAGGTTAAAGACTGGCTGGAGGTCAAAATGCCAACGAGTCATTTCCTGAACTTTTGCATCGGGGTCAGCCTGCTGATCCTCGCCTGTGGAGCCGCCGCCTGGCTGTCGTCTCCCGTGCTGCTGGTGATCCTGACCGGTAGCTAACCCGAACACATTCCCGACGAAGATAAGCCCGCCATTGAGCGGGCTTCGTCGTTTTTGGAGACCCGTAAATGCGTACATCCCAACGAGGCATCGACCTCATCAAATCCTTCGAGGGCCTGCGCCTGTCCGCCTATCAGGACTCGGTGGGCGTTTGGACCATTGGCTACGGCACCACGCGGGGCGTCACCCGCTACATGACGATCACCGTCGAGCAGGCCGAGCGGATGCTGTCGAACGACATTCAGCGCTTCGAGCCCGAGATGGACAAGCTGGTGAAAGTGCCACTGAACCAGAACCAGTGGGATGCCCTGATGAGCTTCGTGTACAACCTGGGCGCGGCCAATCTGGCGTCGTCCACGCTGCTCAAGTTGCTGAACAAGGGGGACTACCAAGGAGCGGCGGACCAGTTCCCGCGCTGGGTGAATGCGGGTGGTAAGCGCTTGGAGGGTCTGGTCAAGCGTCGAGCGGCGGAGCGCGCGCTGTTCCTGGAGCCGCTGTCGTGATCTCCGCCCGTGTTGTCTCGATCGCGCTGGCCTGCCTGCTGCTGGTCGGTCTCGGCGCCGCCGGCGGTGTCTGGCTCGGCGCGCGGCACTACCAGCCTCAGTTGGATGCCGCGCAGGTGGATCTGGCCGCCTGCCGCGCCGCTCGTGGGAGCTTGGAGGCCGCAGTAACGGAGCAGGGCAGGCAGGTTGCCGCGCTGCGCCTGGCTGGCGAGCAGCGTGCTCAAGAGGCCGCCCAAGCGGTGACACAAGCTCGCCAGCAAGCCGCCGAGCACTATGCCGCGGCACAGCGCCTGTTGCGTGAGCGCTCCGCTGGTGATCAGTGTCTGGCAGCCGAAGTGGTCATCGACAAGGAGCTGGGGCTATGAGTTGGTTGACGAAATCGCGAAAAATGGAAATGCGGTTGACTCGACTTGCGTCAACCGTAGGTATGCTGGTCGCGCTGGCGGGATGCGCCGGCCAGGTGGAGCCTGAGCCGCGCACGGTGCGCGTAGAAGTTCCGGTGGCGGTGCCATGCCGGGTGCCGGTGGTAGAGGTGCCAGTCTGGGCCACGGCGGGGCTGCGGAAAGGCGACGATCTACAGACCAAGGTCCGTGCGTTGCTCGCCGAACGCTTGCAGCGGATCGGTTACGAGGCGCAACTGCTGGCGGCCAACAGGGCCTGTCAGGATTAGGAGTAGACTACGGCCTTTTCCTACGAGTCGGACCGCTGAATGCGGGCCGTGACGGAAACGTGAAGCACGGAAATGGAAAACGTGAAAAGGAGTTTCACGATTGGCACAGTTTAAGTGATTGCGGTCGGCGTAAACTGTTGTAATATAAGCGCTTCTGAGGTGCGAGACAGGATTTAGGTTCCAGCGCCGCAAGGCGTGAGAGTTCGAGTCTCTCCGTCCGCACCACCTTCAGGCTCGGCTTGTCCGGCCGCTGCGGTTGAAGCCGGAACGTCCGGCACGATTCACGATATGGTGGGCGTAGCTCAGTTGGTAGAGCACAGGATTGTGGCTCCTGGTGTCGTGGGTTCGATTCCCATCGTCCACCCCATATTTCGAAGCGCCAGGCCTTGTGCCTGGCGTTTTCGTTTGCGCTTCACGATCTCTTCTCCGTTTGCCTTTCCGGTACCCAATCCGCCCTCATGGGCGCGACGGCAGGTTGAACTTGTTCCGGGTCCGGCGCTCTTAAGCGAGCCTGTCGTTCCTGGCGGGTCCGTATATGCAGTCTGGGTGAAGCGACATGTCGATGAAGTGGACCGAGCAGCGCTTGCGCAAGGCTCTCAAGCAGATGGCGAACAATCATGAATCGGCTGCGGTCGAGGTCATGCGCGCCGTCGAGCGGGCGAACGATCCGAAGCTGGCGCAGCGCCTGCTCGAGGTGATCGAGCAGATGCACCAGGATGCCGATGCGCTGCGCTCCATCGACGACGAAATCGCCAGCGGCGTGATCCGTTGCCAATGAGGCCGTAGACGCTCCGCAGTTCAGGACTTCCCGGCTGAAACCGGCGCATCCGGCCGGTTCGCCAGTTTCGGGCGCAAGGTCGCGCCCTGGGCTGTGTTCCGGCGAACGGTATAAGGTTGGCGGCCGCGGAAGGCGAAGGCGGTGAACAT